ATGACGGGACGGCTCGACACCAACACCGACGGCCTACGTTCCGGGGCAGCCCACAGTGATGCAGTCGCATCATCGCTATCAAACAGCCCTACCATCGCCTCCGGTGGCCAACCCAGTCATGCCGGGGTAGCGGCGATTCTGTCCGCGGCAGCTGCGGTACGGGACAGTCAGGCCCAAAGGGTGTCCACACATGCCGACACCCTTCGTTCCGGGGCCGAGGCGTTTGACGGCACCGAGGGGCGTAGCGCTGCTGACATCGCTAAGGCCATGTAGATGCTCACTCGGCAGCAGATAGAGAACTGGCAGACCTCCCACCTTGATCAGGCGGCTCTGCAGCTGCACGCCATGGGACGACAGTCCGAAGACCTATTTGGCCAGCACGTAAGAAACCTCGCCGCACCGGGCGGATCTGACTGGCAGGGGCAAACCCACGACGCCGCCCAAACTCGGGGACTGGCCGACATGTCGATCGTGCGCCAGCAATCCGACGTGATGGAGCAGGCGGCGCGGATCGCCCAGCGCGGTGCAGCAGACGTTGCCGGCGCCAAAACCAACGTGCTGGAGGCTATCGCCGAAACCGAGGCCGACGGCTTCAAGGTGGGCTCAGACCTATCTGTCACAGATGGAAGACCCCCTTCGGATGACAATCGTGAGCGGTCCAACCGCGAGAAGTTGGGCCGACAGCACGCCGAGTTCATTCGGTTCCGTGCCGCGCAGCTCGAGGAAGCCGACACTCAGGTCGGTCGCCAACTCAAGGAGAAAGCCGGCGAGCTTCGCGGTATCAAGTTCGACGGCGGCACAGTGCGCATGCTCGATGACGGGCACGGCGGGCAACCGGCACCCACTAATCCATCGTCGGCGTTGGGACTTCCCGATTATCCGCATGGAACTTTGTCGAATGACGAGACTCGGACCGTGTACACGCGGGGCGAGCTGAAAATGAAAGAGCTCGACGCCCAATGGGCCAAACAGGGCGTGCCGGTTGAGGAACGCGCCAAACGCATGTTCGAGATGCGGAACTCTCTCCGCGGCTGGACCCGAGAATTGATGTCCGACCGGTCGGCGGCCGAAGTACTGAAAGCCAACGAGAAAAGCATGACTTGGCAGCAGGCGCTGGACAAAGCGGCCAGCCGTGGATACACGGGTGAGAACGCCTACCGATACCTGATTGACGCGGCCACCCGTAGCCGTGGGAGCGTCAACGCCGGGCTAGGTATCGACCCCGCCAATCCACCGCCTTTACCTCCCGTGCGCGGAGGTGGCGGCGGTCTGCCGGCAACATCACCCGGTTCTATACCAGCCAAGGAGTCGCCACCTGGTGGCGCAATGCCTGTGGCGCCCGGATCAATCCCTTCACAGGCCCACTTAGGCCCCAACGACACCGTCCACATAGATGGGCCACTCGGAACGGAGCGGGAGGTGTTTGGTGACGAACCAGGCGAACGCTGACAGAATGAGAAGACTATGAGCGACTACCAGCCAATCCCATACGATGCCAAGGGATTGCGTGGCCTGCCCGCCCGCATCGTTGGAGAACTCCCCCTCGAGTACGACCTACCCGAGGACATTAAAGATGTCGTGATCGCCGACGACGAACCGAACATCTACTCCGAGCTCGCCGTCTACATCCCCGGCCACCCCGATCGGCAGTCCGCGGTGTCGTACGACGCACTTGAAGTCCAGGGCTGGCACCAGCCGGGCTAGAACGCAAAAAAGCCCCCGGCTCAACCATGCTGGGGGGAAGCACGGGAGCCGGGGGCGGCTGTGAAGCGAGGGGCTAACCGGATTCGATTGCGGTCTGTTCTACCTGAACGTCGATCACGCCAGGCTCTTCCGGGGTGATGTCCTGGCCATCGTTTCCGAACCGCGTGACGAGCAGGACGTGAGTGTTCTCGCATTCGCCGAATACCTCGCGGGCCAATTCGGTGGCGGGTGGGTCCTCATGGCCCTCGGATACCCAGCTGTTGCTGCCGATCTGATGGCGGCACGCCGGGGCGATGTATAGGTTCGCATCACTCATTGGCGATTCGCCGTCTTCGGTCATCACAAGCATGTCGTCTGGCAAGTCCTTGATTGCCTTACGCAGCTGAGCGACGGTGAACATACCCCAATTCTATTGGCGGTAAGCGCTAACGGCGGGGTCTAGCGAAATGTGGGATGGTTTCGGAGCCCTAGTGGCGGCGACTTGATCCCGGTAAGCCTGCGGATGTGAATGAGGCACGCACGGCGGTTAGCGCTTTGCGGTAGCGGACTTTCCTGGACCGATCCGGCTGGTACATACCGAGGGACATGTGTGGAATCATCCGCTTGTGTTCGGCACGGCACTTGGTCAGCATCTCGCGCTCACGCTCTGTTAGGCGCCGCCGCTGCCGGATATCCTCTAGACGGCGGATTACCTCGGCCAGGCCATAGAAGCGTCGGTACTGCTCACTCTGTGCAGAACTCAGCCTTTTCCGGCGACCACTGTCCATGGGGTGATGGTATGCCGACTGGGCGACGACGGCGGCCCGTTTGCCTAAGTAGCCTTCCAGGGGCCTCGCCATATGCGGGCGTCGGATTCGATGCGTTCTTCGCGCTCAGTGCGCAGCTCTCCGCGCAGTCCCCCGATGTCTTTTCGGATACCGGAGATATCGCTGCGGATGTCTGCCATTCCGTCGCGGACCATCTCGCGTATCTCGTCAATGTCGTCACGCAGGTTGGTGTCGTGCGAGTTCTCTGTTTGGTGCCTGATTGCTTTGAGGTCGAAGCGTTGCAGCGTCCACAGGATGCCGAGGAAACACATGACGACGAAAGCTATTACTACCCAGGTCGCTAGGCCCCAGCCGTCTTGAGCAAGTGGCGGCAGCTGCCAATCGGCCATGTTCACCGCGAAGTCTCCACTGTCGGCTCACACTTCCAGGTCTCAACTCTGCACATAGCGGTGTCCTCTCATTTCAGTGAAGCCAACAAATGGATTAGGTCGAGCTGTTCGGGGATGAACCGCAGTAGGCCGGTGGTGCGCAGCAGGTGCACGGCGACTACTCCGATGACTGCGGAGCTGAGGAACATGTGGGACTGCCCGTAGCGGGTAGTGGCGTCACTGAGCAGTTCTCCGGGTGGGCAGGTGATCTCGTAGGCGACGATCCCAGCAGCCATAGTGATCCACGCCCAATCAGATGGATGTAAAGCCATGGGAACCCTCCCCTGATTTGGTTGTGGATGAAAAAGAAACACGCAGGTAGAAGCCTCAATTTGGGCGTTCTACCGGATACATCTGAAAAAGCGCGCGGTACGGTGAGCTAGTTCCCTGCGCGCTCTCCTCGCGCGGGGCCTATACACCGCGACTTACGCTGCAGCGCCGTAAAATACGGGTATGGCCGAATATCTCTGGACCGATCTGCTGGCCGAGCATGGCACCACAGAAGCAGCGTGGGCTTGGCTGCGTCAGAACGCCAAGCAAGAGGACATACTGCACGGCGGTAGCCAGGAGCTATTGGACCTACTGTGGCAAGAGGGGTTAATCAGCTCCAACTACGCCCACATATCTTCAATGGGCACCAGCCCAGTCATTCCAGGGGGAGCCGGGAACGGGGATGGGCCCAATCTCAGTCTAGTGCTACTCAGTTCGTTCTAGGTGTTCTATACCGTTGGCGACTAAACCGTGTGTAGCCCAGGGCGATTGGTTCTCACCTTCATACACGCCGTAAGTGTGCTCTATGGTGCCGTCCGCTTGGACTCTCTCGAACCCGACCATGAGCACGAAATCTGATACCCGCCAGCCCGGTTCTTGATCCATCGCTTCGACATACTTCTGTATGAGTTCGTCAGGGTGTTCACTCATCGCGGCTCCTACACAACTGACAGGTGGGAGATCTTGCCAGCGGCAAGGAGATACACGAGCCCACCGGGGGCCGATTCGGAGCCGGTGCGGTCGCGGTACCAGTCCGACCCGCAGTCCAAAGCCGGTGAACAGATCCGGGTTCTACCGCCGTCGGTTTCCACTTCAAAGCTGTGGAAGTGTCCGTGTTGCAGGATGTGCGCGGCACCGGCTGGTTGCCGGGTGAAGGTTTGTCCCGACCACCACTGCATACCTTTGGTTCTGTTGCGCCACTGATGCCCGTGAGCGATCGTCACCACCGTATCCCCCACCGGCACGGTCATGGACCCCGACCATTTGTCGGGGGTCCTCACCGAGACGTGCCCGTAGGCGGCGGGGTTGAGTTCCAGGGCGTCGTGGACTGCAATCGCGCATTCGGTGGCCCACCCATCCCCCGGGTAAGTGTTCTGCTGCCGCTGGGCCTCATCATGGTTCCCGTTCACCACGTCGAGGTGGACCTGGTCGGCCAGCGGCCGGAAGGCGTCAACCGCCGCGACCATCAACCGTCGCAGAATCCGGGTCTGCTCAGTCACGGTCTCTTGTGTGAGCCACAGGTTCTTGCCGTTCTGGGAGACGTTGCCCTCGATGCAGTCTCCCGGCATGCAGATCTGTATGCCCTCAACGCCTAACCGTTTCAGATGCCGATACTGTTCGACACTTCGCTGCAAGGTATCGAGGTAGTTTTCGACGATCTGCTCGGTTGAGCCGTCACGTGACCTTTTGCCCAGCTGTAGATCGGACGCCTGAAAGACGAGCCAATGCCCCTGACCGCCGACCGGTTTACGTGCTTTGGCTTTCTTGACTAACGCTTCCAGATCGAGAGTGGAGATTGTCTGCCGGGGTGCGATGTTGAACCGGTACGCGACCAGCCACTCCCCATCCTCACGCTGCTGCCACCGCGACGTACGAACCGACCCGACGATCTGCACCGCATCCGGGTCATACCCGAACTGCTTCAACAGATCCGTGTAGTCCACCGGATCAGTGGCTTTCATCGTCCCGGTCTGTATGTGCCCCGAAGACCCATCGAATGTCGTCTCCGGGATGTACCGCTTCTCCTCTACCGAGGTTGCAGCAGCGGCAAGCTGATCACGGATACTCAAGAGCGCACACACTCTCGCACGTGACGCCGAAACTGAATCGGCCCCACCGGAAGACCCTCATTCCGAAGCACTCGGACAAGAGCCTCAATCGACTTCCCTTCGGCTACCCATTCCTCAATAGCCTTACGGTCATCTGCACTCTGCGTAGCGACCCATGCACAGCATGTGCAGCGCTGCTTCGGCTTGGCGGCCTCGGCTAGTTGTTCCCGGATGGACATTTGTTTGAACCGCCTTTCATGGGGCGCTTCGAGGGCTCTATTCAGTTGTTAAGCGCGGAACCAGTCAAGGACTGGATTCAGGTCATAAGTACCTAGACGCGTGGCTGCTTCACGCCGCGGGCCAAACGGATACAGGTTCTACATTGCCTGCCGCCCACTGTCGTGATGTAGGTGTTCTTGATGGTGAACTTGTGGCCACGGAGGCAATGGGTCTGACGCGCGCGGGGATTGTCACCAGCCCGCAGGCAGTCCTGCATATTGGCCGATTTTGTATCCCAGCGTAGGTTCTCGACTCGCAAGTCATCCTTGATCCCATTGTTGTGACAAGCGTCGAACTCGGGCGCCGGCCGCGGTCCCACGAAAGCTTCAAGGACAATCAGGTGCACGCGCTTGGTGACACGGCGCTTATCCCTAGTCAGTCCTACGGCTAGATAGTTTGTGGGAGGTGTCGGATTCGGCTTAATGATCCTGCCCCGATACTGACGAACATGACTGCTGCAATGCAGAGTCCGGCTCAATGAGCGGACGCGGCCATGGTTCGAGACCTCGTACAGCCCCTCATATCCAACAACTGGACGCCATTCTTCCGTGTCCATCACTATCCCTCCCGGAACCAGGCGAGTACGGGATCTAGCTGGTACGTACCGTGGGCTTCCAGATGGGCGATGCCCTGGAAGGTGCGGACGATGGCCCACACGATGTCGATCAACCCGTCGAATGGGTTGATGAAGAGGTCCATGATTCGGGCAACTATCGACGCCGGGCCGTGCGTCCAGTCGCCCTGTGTGATGATTTTCCCGATCGCGGTCATGTTGGCTCCGGCCTCATCCAACCGGTTCTCGGCGTACCAGTCGCGGGTGCGGGCATGCTCTTGCCACTTCCCCGCCAGCTCGGGGTATTTCAGGAAGTCAAAGTGCCAGTCCATGATTCCCTGCGTGTTGGGCTGGGGCGGGTCGGAAACCCAAGGGGCGCACTGGTTGATCAGGCGGTAGGGGTTCCCGAAAGCTATGCCCTTGCGGAAGTCCTTCAGCCGGTAATGCAACCTGCCATTGACGGGTAGAACATGCTTTTCCATGACCTCGCAGCCAACCATCGCACCCTGGCTGAAGATCGCCAGATTCCACGGCGTTCCTTCGGGGAATGGTGTGCCGTCATCAAACAGCTTCGTGTCCAAACGGTTCACGAGTTCGTCCACACCGGACTGGTTGTTGAACGGCAACCGCACGTTGTCATAGCCGGTGGGCCGCCACACCGCCCGCCCTTCACGCTCCAAAGTAGAGGCCACGAAAGCACAAGGCCCCTGGTACATGTCGGACAGGTGTCCCTCGACTGTGAAGAACAGCGGCGTCAAACCCAGCTTCACCAGGTCGGCCGCCGAAACAATCCCGTTCTGGGCTTGGTTGGTTCGGCGCTGGTATTCCTTCTGAACGGCTTGGTCGTCGTACCCGAAATACGAGTCGACCTTCAGCGGTCCCCCATCGGCGGCTTTCGCGTAGGAGGCGTAGCGGGCCAACATGACCCGCTGCCACCTCGCTACTACCTCCCCATGGGAACCGAGGGTGAGGATCACTCAGTCACGCTCTTGATGACCTCGGCAGCCAGCGGGCCGAGGGAAACCTGCGGGCCGACGACATTGCCTACGGTGGCCTGAATCTTGGTGATGCTGTCCACGGCAACCTGGGTGGCGGCGGCAAGCTGGTCCTGCGCCGCCTGCGCGGTGGAGTTCAGCTGAGCCTGGATGTCCTGCAGGCTTGTGACGGCCTTGTCCGCTGCGGCACCGGGGGCTCCCTTGATCTGCTTGCCCAAGACCACACCGGCAGTGCCGAGACCCGCAGCACCCAGAACGCCACCGATGGCAACAACGGCGTTGATCCACGCATTGCCCTGGGTGTCACTGACGACACCGGAGGTCACCAGAATCGGCACGAGCGCTGTCACCAGTGCGCCGATGAGGTAGTACCACTTGCGAATCTGGGCGGTCATGATTGTCCCTTCTGAGAGATGAACTCCTGCAGGACTGCAGGGTTAGTGGCTTCAATGTCAGCGAGCACGGCTTTGGCGTGTGCGATGGTGGCGGCGTCACGGAACTTCCCTTGCCCCGCCGCGGTGCGGGCGATACGGGATAGTGCGTCTGCATCCCCGGTGCGCGCCCAGTCCTCGACGAGCTTGCGGTGCTCCGCGGCGTCGATGGCCTGCACCATGCGAACAATCGGGATCAACGGCTCACCTGGGGTGGCGTAGATGGATAGGGATTCGACCTGAAGGTCTGACATCAGTAGCTCCTCAATCGGGTCCAGCGGTTCACTAGTGGCGAGTAGTTGCAGCAGCGCGTCGCCCTGCAGTAGGGCGCGGTTGTATCGGTCGCGGCGGTCGGCCAGGCCGTTGGTGCCGCCGTTGATTCGGCGGGTGACGGTCTCCAAGTCCTGCCGATCCGACAGGGCGTTGATGTCCGGGCGGGCGACCGTCCAGTACCAAGCCGCACCTATACCGGCCCACCGCAGTTCGGCCAGTCGTTTCGGGTTATCAACGAATTCCGTTGGCGACAGAACGAGTCCTTTACCCGAACACCACCGCGAGAACGCTGCGTAGTTGTTGCGGCCGGTGATCTGAATCCAGCTGCGGCCCTTGAACCGCACCCCATCCCCCGGCTGGGTGTTGCCCAGATCTGCACGGCCTTCATAGGCGGCACCGGAGGCGTACTCTTCGGTGGCATTGAAGCCGGCTGACTCGTGGCCGACCTGCGCCAGCCACATCGCTATCCGATTTACGTTCGTGCACTGGCTGGCCTTGAGCCCGTCCGACACCGCGGGCAGAATCTCGGCGGCCCTCGCGACACTCAGTCCGGTGGCGCGTGCCAGCACTCCCGCGGGATCGACACCCGCCTGACCCGTGATCGGTCCTGGCAGATAGTGCCAGTCGTTCGCATAGCTCGTGTCGTACACGGACCGCGCCTGGTTGCCGGTCACACACCCATCGGAGCCGTTGGACTCCATGCGGATTCCTTCAACCTCACACCACATGTGGCTGTTCGCCCCACCGCCGGGACCGTGATGGATGGCGATCTTCACCGCAGCATCAGCCGGGAAGTCATACGGCGACGCGACACAGATGGTGTTGAAGATCGTTCCGGTCTGACCCACCTCGATGGGCCGCCAGCTCTCGGTGGACATCCCATGCCGAGTCCAGGCCATCGCGGTCCCGTTACGCACAGCATCACAGATATCGATGACGAGACCGGAGCAGTCCGTCCCGACCTTGAGGTTGAACGGATTCCAATTGCCGCCATACACGTAGTCGTTGCCGACACGGTCCTGGAAGATCCGCTTCGCGAACTCAACGTTCGTACGTAGGACAGCCATCAGTACGACCACCAGATAGCGGACAGCCACTCATTGATCATGCGGCGCGACCAATTCACTAGATGCCTCCAATCCGGGGATCAAGCCCTGGCCTACCCGCCCAGCGGGAGCGCCAGAACCACACTCCGAACCCGAACCCCGCCAACCCGATCACGGCGTAGAAGGCGGGGAACCGCAGCAGTTGAGAGAACATGCGACCTCTTTCGGGCATTAAAAAAGACCCCGCACTAGCGAGGCCCACAAGGAGGTGAGGGTGCTACGACAAGGTGAAGACGGGAGCTGGTGCCCCGTCGCTGTCAATCGTCAAACTGTTGCCGTTGGTGGTGGTCACGTCGGCTGGGGTGTTGTCCAGGAGCACGTAGCACAGCACGTTGCCGCCGAGCTCGTAAAGGACAGCCCATCTGGCGGTGATGCTGCCACCTGATGCCGTCCATGTTGGGTTGGTGGAGAACGATGCCGTGACGCTCGTGGTGCCCGAAAGGGTAAGGGTCACAGCGACACCACCCGTGGTGTAGCCGTTCGCCTGCGCCACCTCATTGGTGACACCAGCCCACGTGGTGGTGGAGGAACCGATATTGGAGGACGAAGTGACGAGGGCGACCCGCCAGGTGTCGGAGTCGATGTCGAACGTTCCATTAAGTAGATTGGTGCGCGCCCCATTGGGGAACGTCCATGTGCCTGCGGTCAAGGTAGTGCCCTTTCGTTAGTTGATGATTTCGACAGTGGCTGCCGCGTAGCTTTGGCCGGACTGGCCGCCCGTCTGGGCTACAGATCCATCGGTGGTGGTGATGTTCTTGGTGTTGAGGGCGGTCGCTGAACCGAACGCCGCACCCGATGAGGCTTGGCGTGTGTAACCGGCTGGCGCCGAGTCCCATCCACTCGCACCCAAGCTGGAGTGGCCGTGGAAATGCAGCAGTACCGAGGACCCGTCGGTGTGGGTCAACGTCACCGACGGCGCAGTGGACGACGCACTCGCTCCCGCAGCTTGGCCATGACCACCGATCGGCGAGCTTGTGTTCTGGTCACGCACAATGACCGCGATCATGTGGGACGCACTGCCCCAAGTCCCCGATGTCGTGTTAGTAGCTGTCGCCTTGAAATACGCGGTGGTACAACCTGATCCGCTGCCACTGTTGGCGTTGTCGATATAGGTGTAGTCCGGGACCGTGCCGCCCGCCGACGGCTTAGTGGGCGCCGAGGTTGAGAACGGGTTGTACGCGAACAGGACGATCAAATCGCCAACCTGATGTGTAGGGATGGTGACGGAACTGCTCGCATTTCCGTTGGCGGCAACGAAAGAGACTGTGTGGATGGTGGTGACTACCGGTGTTCCACCAGTCAAGGACGGGGACGCGCCCGTGGGCGCCACCTTCGCGGCAATCAACGGAGCCCCGCCTGTAAGCGTCGGTGCTGCTGCTGGCGGTGCGAGGGTCTGCACTATGCGCGGCGTCCCACCGGTAATAGTCAGCGAAGCTGTGGGGGCCAGTGACAGGGCTATGGACGGTGTACCGCCCGTGACGGTTGGGGTTGCACCAGTCGGGGTGACTGTGATGGCAATCCGTGGGGTGCCGCCCGTGAGGGTGAGCTGCACCGTGGGTGGCGGGTAGGTCACGTTGATCAGCGGGCGAACACCAGTGAGTGTCGGTGTGGCAGCGGTGGGCACCAAACGATGCGCCAACGCGGGAGTTCCGCCGGTAAGCGACGGTGTGGCGGCGGTCGGAATAAGGATTGGGCCGGTGATAATCGTCGGCGTTCCCCCGCTGAGCGAACCCGCAGCAGCCGTGGGGAATACAAGGTTGTTGTTGGACTGAACGATCGTGGGGACATCGCCAGCCAATGCCATCTCGCCGTCGTCCGGCGACAGAACGTTGCCGACCCGAATGCCAGGGACCCCGCCTGTAAGGGTGAGTTCCGGCGAACCCGGCCGCAGGGGTGGGCCAATGACGGGTGGCTCAGATCCCGTCAGGGTCAAGGTTGCGCCGGTCGGGAACGCGTATACGTCGTGCGTCACCGCAACCCCAGGAACTCCCCCGGCTAGGGCGAGCACTTTAGGGGCGGGTTCGCTGAATGTTTCAGCCCACCAGCCGGTTACGCCAGCCATAGCTAGATGCGGAAGATCCGACTGGCCCCGTTGTCCCAGGTGACCGTTATGTTGGTGCCATCGGGGATGGTTGGCAGCCCGGAGGCTGTGTCGTACAACGCGACAAGCTGCGATGTCCCCGCGGTGCCGGTGTCTTGGTAAATTACCCAGCGCACGATCGTTGCACCCGTGACAGTCGGGAACACGACATCAGCGGCATCCGCGACACCAGCCGTCCACGACTTACTGGACAGGTTGGAGGATGTGCACACAACCCCCGTGATATGCGAAAGATACTGGTGGGTTGCGATATTGGGGGTATAGGTGGCGTCTACTCCGCAGACTTTGAAGTTGTGCACTTCCCAGTCGAGGTCGCCCTTAAGGAATGCTTCTCGGGCGTGATCGTACAAAGCGTTGACCATAAGGTTCTCCCTATTCCGCGTTGGAGACGATGGGGATCGCGATACCGATCCATGGGGCGGCAGCTGTGAGGGTTTGGGTGAACGTCACCGAACCCCCTGGTGCGTCACCGAATATCAGTCCGGCGCCGAACGCGACGGCATCCAAATGTCCACGCTCGGTTTGGTTGTAGGCGCTGGTCTGACCCCCGTACAGGAAGGCGTTGACGATCCTGCCGTGGCTATTGGTGGAGGCACTGACCGATGGGGATGCGCTGTAGCCCTGAGTGATTACGGGTGTTTCAATCCCTGCAGGTGCGGCCAGTTTGTAGGATGCTGCACCGGTTGCGTAGTTCGACCCATATGGTGTGCCGATCAGGTTGATAGACCTTGCCCCAGTGGGGGGATCGAGTAGCCACCACACCACCAGCCGGTTAGATCCATTGGAGATAACCGGCAGTTTGTTCATAGTGACGCCACCGATTTTCGCCGTCACCCCAGACATGTCTATGCCGGATTGCGTTGCCATATAGGCGAACACAATGTTCGCTTCGGGGTCCAGCGTGAATTCCGGGATCGTCGCCTGACTTGTGCCCACGGTGCTCTTGTTGTCGAACTTGACATCAATACTTCCGACGATCGGTTTCCCGACCGAAGCTTTCGACGGGATACCGAACACCCGATTCGCCTGATAATCAGGGACATCCAGAGAATCCGGGTACAGGTACTTGCCGATTTTGAACATCATCGACACCTCAACCTCAACGGTCGGGGTCTGGGCGTTCTCACACATCGCGAACAACGTGCCGTTCGGCAGGTAGTAGACCGAGACTTCGTAGCCGCGCCACGACCCACCATGGCCGCGCCACTGGCCGAGCTCGAACATGCCGTGCCCGTATCCGAAATAGGTCAGCTGATCGTCATTGCCCCACGGAACAGGCCAGTAGCATTTTGTTCTCAGCTCATGCAGTTCAGGACTCAGCAGAGTTCCGTCGCGTAATTCCTTGGCCCACAGCAGCAGATCGTGGGCGGTGGAAATCATGACACCGGCAGCGCTCGCATATCCCGGCCCGGTTTCAGTGGCGTCCTGCCAGGCTCCACCACCGAAAATACCGGTGGCCCAGGCATGCCCATTCGCATACGGCTCGGGCATCTTCGCGGTGGTAGGCCAACTGGTTTGCGTCAAACCCAACGGATCCAGAATGTCCGTCTGTAGCACATCACGTGTGGGTCGGCCATTGACGATCGAAACAATCATCCCCAGCAGGAAGTAGTTCGAGTTGACGTACGCCCAACCTTGGCCCGGTTCAAAGGACGGTTCGTGCTGTTTGACGATCGCGAGTGTTTCTTCGTCCGTCCAGTCAGAGGTCGGCATCAGGAAGTAGCGCATCATCATGCCGAGGTCGGTTTGTTCGTTGAACAGACCCGACCGCAGACACATCATGTGCCGGACCGTTATCTTGGTGCCGCCCGGGACGCCGGGAAGGAACTTCTCCAGCGGGTCATCCAACGACAACAAGCCACGATCAACCGCCTGCAAGATCATGGTGGCCGTGAATGACTTGGTGCAGGAGCCGATACGGAAGTGGTCCTCTAGGATCACGTTCCGTGCCCCCGCGGCGGTGGAGACCTTGCCGTAAGCCTTCGTGTAGTACCCATCTGGGGACTGGATGGCCAACACCCCGCCTGGTGCGGTCATGTTCGCGGCCACGATCGCGTCGATAGCGGCCTGATCCTCCAGCGGAAGCAGCGACAACCCACCCGAGACGGTGGGTGTGCCCAGCGAGGCAGTGGATTCGATGCTGGGAACCAAGACTTGGCCGGGGCCGCCGATGATTTCTTCACCCTCAAGCGGGTTCTGCCGGAACCTCACCCGACCGGCGCCGTCGGCTCCCTTACCGCCGTTCTGGAACGTTAGTCCGTTGCCGCCGTTTCCGGCGCCGCCCGCTGAGACGCCGTCGCGGCCGGGAACATTCTGGTCCGCGCCCCAAACGTACTTCTCGCCCTTGTATTCAAAAGTTCCCGGGCCACGACCGATTGGGTTAGATCCAAGTTGTAGTTCCGTGCCGCCGATACCACCCTCTGCAGTGAGGGTGTAATCGGGCAGAGACCAGGCGCTAGCGGTGCCGTCCTCGCCATCATCGTGACCAGGACGGCCGCCGAGTCCGCCAATACCCTTTGTGAAGTGCAGTACTGCGTTATCGCCGAAGTGCACTCCGCGCTGCCAGGTTGTTGCCTTGAAAAGTCCTGGCGTGCCAGGCTCGCCGTGAAATCCGAGCGTCAGACCCATCTGCCCGCCGCCGCCCGCACCAACACATCCCGGGTCTACGAAGTTGCACCATGACGGGATCGGAATATCGCCATCGTCAACGACATACACGGAGATGGGGTCGTAGTAGCCCACACCGTTTCCGGTGTCGATGGCTGTTTCAATCCACGGGATGTTCCCGGACCGGACAACACTGGATTTGGCAATGGTCGAGGGGGGTGTGTTCGGTGACGACGAGTTGTCCCGTGTCGCGGCCAAGCCAACAACCTGCGCGAACGGGTGATCAGGAATATCGTCCGTGGTGGAAATGCCGCGGACACTGTGGGTTCCGCCGACGGGGACGAGTTCGTAGGCGTAGGTTTCCCCCGCCTTCTGATCAACTGGGGTGTCGAGTTGGTAGAACGTCCAGTTCGGTGTAGTACCGGCGGTCAGCTCGGACAGGATGTTCGGGGAGTGGTGCACCAAGGCCCAGTCCCCGGAAACCCCGTCGAGTTTCCAGATGTTGACGTAGAACGCCGTGATGCCGCTGGTGCCGCAGCCAAGCCATGACACCACACCCAAGGCGATGTCTTGCTCTACCCGCATTGTCGCGATCAGCGACGCACTCTGTGTGGCAGAGAGGGTGGTGTTGACGCTGGTCAGGCCGTAGTTCGACCGCCCCGACGGCAATAGACCGGTGTTGACGGGGGTGTTGTTTCGGCGAGAGAGGATCTGGAAGGCGCTCTCCCCCATCGCCGCCGCCGTCTGCAAAAGCTTGGCGACGTTGAACAGGTCAGCGAAACCACCATTGGAGTTCGGATCAGTCGATCCCGACATTCCCCCGAGCAGATGGGAAAGGAACTCCTCGAACGTTGTGTTCGCATCCCCCGGTCCGCCGAAGCCGAGGATCTTGAACAACGGGATATGAGTGACAGCCTCGAACAGATCTTCCAGAGTGTGGAATGGGTCGTTAGATCCCGTGATCCCGTTGACAACGGTGTCGATGATCAACTGCCACCGAGACAGCACTTCCTGGAACGTGTTCGACAACCCGTCGATCCAGCCCTGCTGAATCTTGTTGGTCTTCTTACCAACACCGTCATCAAAGTTGAAAACACCCGAGGTGGCATCCTTGCTGACAAGGATGCGCACACGCACCGCATGCACACCATCGGGAACCGTGTAGTTCCCGGTCATTTGACGCCAATCCCCCGTTGACGTGTTCGGGTTCAGCGTCGCAACGTCCTCAACACCAACCTGCACAGCGCTATCCCCGCGACCGGAGAACTCGACCATCTGCAACTTGATCGGCGAATTAGTGCCCGTGTACCCGGACCATTTAACCCACATCTCCAGCGACATGGTCTGGCCAGGGTTGGCAAGGATCTCGTTGGAACGCAACGCTTTCGTGACACCGTTCGCGGTGACCTTGACGCTGCCGGAACTGTCTGCACTATGCGTGACACCGGACTCCCACGTCCAGTACGGGTTGTCGGCGATGCTGGCGCCGTCCTGGAAGTTACCCGCCACCAACAGGTTGGGCTGCTCATCGGTGATCCAGCTGAACGACAACGCCGGGATCAGGTTCGACAGAATGAATCCGTCACGCCCGAACAGGTTTCCGTTCAGGAAGTCCTTGATGATCTCAATGATGTCGCCGATGATCGGGATGTCATCTACCCAGCCGGTGAGTAGATTCCACAGATCCTCGAGCGCCTGCTCAGGGTCAACATCCAAGCCCAGGAGCTTCTGAATGAGTTCCTTGATCAAGCTTTCGGCGTACTCGATGATTCCATCGATGATTGCCTTCCACATTTCCAGCCCTTGCTGGAAAGCGGTGCCGATATGGAACTCGAGCCCCTGGTTAGGGTCGTTGAACGGCAGCGGGATTCGGTCGAAAGACCGTGGCACTAGGAGCCGTCCTCAGGCTTCAACGGAGAGACGGGGACGATGAGGATTGAGAGCTGTGCGCCCGCTTTGTTGAAGGAGTAGAAGCCCGCCATGCCCTCGTTGACGAGGTTCACGTACAAAGTGGACGTTGTACCGGTGCTGTATGCCGGGATCATGCCGATCCCGTTGTCTGGGGTGATAGCGGTGTTCGGGGAGCCCGTGGATGAGGCGTGCGGGAACAGGGCGGACCAGGAGGACATGTTGCCAGCGCCCTTGGCGATCAACTGGCCGCTTGTGGCGTTACCGATGCGGACCTCGGAGCCGATGATGAATGGGTCGGCGTCGAGTTCGATGCCGTTGGCCTTGAAATGCCCGTGTACTACGGGGACGTAGTCGAACGGCATCGGCGGGATGATGAATGAGCCGATCGTCTGCCGCGTGGCCAGACCCGTGAAGTCGGTGAACGCAGACTCGGGGACGGTGTAGAAACGTGTCGCCAAGGGGTTGAAGTCGGCGGGCGCGTAGTCGACACCGTTCCAAGCAATGACCTGTCCCGCGGCGGGCGCGACCGAGTCGTCATAGTCGGTGGCGTCTCGAATGGTGGCGTTATCGCCCTGCGGCCCTCGCGGTGCTTTGAGCTTCAGGAGCCATGTCGGGTTGGCGGAGGTACCCGAAACGATGATCTCCGAGGTCAAACTGGGGTTGTCCGGGTCCAGTAGTTGGACCGTGGGAGTGATGTTCGGCAGCGGTCCTGGGGGGCCTTGTGTGCCCATCTGCTTCTGGACGTAGTGTTCGCCGTCCCACAGGTAGACGATGTTGCCTACCCACCAGGCTTTTCCGATATCAATCGGATCGTCGGTGAGGTTTTGGGGAAGATCGGCGGGGTCGTCGATGCTGGACTGGTACTGCATCTTGACGATGGGGGCGTTCTCACCAGCGGGACCAGGAGGCCCGACGAGGGCGTCCATGGTGACTGCGCCGTCTTGGTCGGCGAGCTCGAATGTGCCTGTGACACCACCGGGTACGTCCATGTCGGAGACGACACCCCAGAAGTGCAGGCGCGCAAGGATCGACCCAAGGTAGGGGGTATCGCCCGGTTCAGCCATTCTCGATTCCCTTCACGAAGTCATCCCCGATGGGTCGCTCATCTTTGATGGCGATGTTCGGAGTCACCCGCCATGCCGGTTCGGCCATTTCGGGTAGGTCGTCATCTGCGTCTTGGTTGCCGTTGAGTCGCTGTATCGCTTTGCGTTTCAGCCACTCCGGTAGGGCGTTGATCTGCGCGAACGTCATGTTCTCGACGCCCTCTAAGGGGTCGTCGGGTGCGTCGACAGGAACCCATTCGATCGCGCCTTCAACTACCCCGGGCGCCTCGACGGCCCGCGGTTTGATGAGGGGTTGCGCCGAGCGCCGCCACCCGCACCTGATCATGTGGTAACCCACAAGCCACACGAAATGCGCGGAGTCCATGCGGTTTCCGTCTTTGTCCTGCGGGTAGTGGCAGTCGGTCAGAAAGTCCTGATAGGCGCTTTCCATCTCCGCTTTTTGCGCGTCCTGGGCTTTCTGTTTCTCCGCATAGACTTGGAGGGCACGCGGAACGTACTTATCTGCAGCCAATTTCGTTCCTTTACTCAGAACATTGAGTCGGAACCGAAGAAGGTTCCGGCGAGGTTCCAGAAGCCCGCGAGGGTGCGCATCGACTTGGCTACTGGGTCTTCTTCGTCCAAGTCCTGGCCGAGCGATAGTTCAACCAGTAGTGGCGAGTCAGCGTCGTAGGAGCGTCGGATCGCCGACACTTGGTCGACGTGCAGGACACTTCCCAACTGGAACGCGACCCGGTCGCCGAGGGTGAAATGCTCATCGGCTATCCAAGGCATGCCGTTTCGGATACTTGTCTTGAAGCTGACGAACGCCCTTGTCTTCCAATGCCCGTTGCGCAGATCCAGGATTCCCGCTGACGTGTAGGCGGTCCCTTGGCCTTGCTCGAAATGCTCCAGATACCCCAGGTCGCCCATGAGCAGGACGCGGCGCGGATCGGTGAATCGTTGCCATGCGAACAGCGTGTTATCCAGCTGTCCTTGGTACAGCTCCTCCAAACCGGGTGTTCCGGGCTGCTGGTAAGCGCCCAAACCGTATGAAATGACAGCGGATAGCTGGGACAGCCCGTACTTGATGCCGAATGTTTGGAGTTGATTCAGCCATGCCGGTGACCGGGAGCCCGTCATCACTGTCTTCGCTGTCGATCCCTTCATGGACCGTTTAGCGTCGATGATCCCGGTGTATTCACCCTCGCGGAAAACAACCTTGGGCTTAGCGGGGGCGAACCCCAACCACTTCCTGATCAGTGGATCGGTTTTGCCGTCTCCGTCTTCGTCGTACATGTCGGGCGGGACGATGGCGTTGGTGATCAAATCGTCTGCGGTCTCAGCGATTAGGCGGAGAGGACCGTCAATTAAGGTCCCCGTGGGTCCAGTAACCCCGGACTTGTCTTCGAATGCGAAGACCACGCAGTTGCGGGTGGGGCGCGCCAGCGCATCCCCGAGTGCCCCCAATTCTGGGTGCGGCGAGGTGTCATCTTCGGTCAGCCATGTGTAGGCGCGCAGCATGCAGCCTGCGTCCTGCATCGGTGCAGCCAAAACGGTGTGCAGGTCTTGCCAACGCGAGGAAAGGATTGTGGTACGGGACTGGTCGAACAGTGGGTTGACGAATTGCACCTGGATAGGCCACGCCAACGGATTTAGGCCACCGATGATGTCCCGAACCCCCAGCCAAGCGCCAGGATTGAAGATGTTCGTCGGGATACTCAAGAGCGGAAAGAACTGGCGAGCCAGGTTCAAGAACATGATGATCGAACCGGCTGTGCGCATGTTCCACGGGAGGAAGAACATCTTCGGGAACTGGATTTCCGGCGGTAACAGAGGATTCGCGCCGCCCAGGATGTGTTTGGCGTGTTCCCGGTTGTGCATCATCTCGAGCTCAACGGTGTGCAATCCGTCTTTGTCGCGCACTGCGTTGACGTTCACGATCTTCCCGCCCCAACGGGTTTTCCATGACCGATCAGTGGGGTTCGGATCTAGCGTGAACTGGATATCTTCTTCAGCGCGGCGGTCATAGAGAAGGAACTTGGACAACCAGTTCGAATGCCTGATGACCACCGTGGCGGTACCTGAGTCCGCCATGACTTCCTCTACAACAACCGATTTCTCGCCCGCGAGGTCGGCGATCGGGCGGTGGTGCTTGTCCCAGATCCGCAGCAAAGGTCGCTGCTTGTAGGCGTCCCTCATGGCCTTGCGGCGCGCATTGAGGTAGCGGTACGCCACCATGGGGTCGCCAAGGTCTGGGGTGGTCTGCGTCTCGCGGAGCAGCCGGTCCAGGATTCCTTGCAGGCTTGTGAAGTCGGTCAGATCGACCGACCAATCACCCGACACTGCTACGCGAAGCCCTTTGAATAGCGTTGGGGAACAAACATGGTGACCCGCCCGTCAGCGTTGGAGTGGCGCACCTTCACCGCCGCGAGCGTGCGGGGCGGGATCTTGGATGCTTCGGTGAATCGGTCCTCCATACGCCTCCATACCGGCAGGGTGATGGAAAGCAGGTCATGCAGAAGGACATCGAGGAGTTGAGAGTTACGCAGGATCCGCATGAATAGCGGGTCCACTGGATCTGTTGTTGCGGTGAGTGTTTGCGCGTTCGGGTCGGTATCTACCATCACGTAGCCGTCCTGCGGGCTCAGTAGCGGCAGCTCAACCCACCGGTCACCCTCTTGAATCCAGCATTTACCCGGCGAGGACACCAAGAACTTCGGGTAGACAGCAATGTCTCCGCGGTTCGGCACACGAATGGCGCCTTCACCCACATCCAGCCCGGGAATGAACTCGTTGAGCAGGTCCTCAATCTTGTCCCACAGCGTGGAGGTTTCGACATCGTTCTGCCACGTCTTGAACTCTGTTCGCTTAGCGAAATATGGCTGCGTGGCAACGATGTTCATGCTCCAGGTCATGAAGTTGTTGCCGAATGCCACCGGGTCGAGTTCCCACGGGTCTTTCGGCTCTTCAGCGAGCCGTACCCGCAGCCACCGCCACCCATGGGTGCGGGTAAACACTCCCAGGTAGCCGTCTTCGGTGGCCGACCATGAACCCCACCAGCGTTCCTCGATCATCCGATACCGGAATGGGGTGTCAATGACCCTGCTGCTACTACCGCTTATCCAGGGGGCAATATCGGGATTCACGTGAACGCCGATGGAAATCATGCGCTTCTTCCAGTCGGTGCGCTCTGGTTCGGCACCGATCTGGTAAGGCCCCTCGGACATGAGAGTTTCGAACGGGGTGTGGAACAACCCGGTGGCGACGGGCGCCATCACAATGCCCTCGCGGCCCTTGTGTGAACCCAAGAGGTTCCAGGTGAACCGCTTCTTGTGGATCGGATGCACGACGCCGATGTAGACGATCTTCGTTTCCACGCCTTGCAGGTGCGGCGGGAGCTGTGTGAAGTCTTCGCCGGTTTCCGGGCCGTGGATCCAAGGGTTAGACAGAGCCATCTACTACCCCACCGGTCCGGTTCGTGTTCCGAAGTTCTGGCGCCACTGTTGGTTTTGGGCGGATTGCGACTTCTGCATCGCCTGATCGACGCCGGTTCCTACGGGGGCGTTGAAGTTGATGGACTGGTCGACGTTTGCGCCATTTCCGCCCTGTGCGGGACCGGCGCTGCCGCTGGAGAACGCGGAGCCCATATCGCCGAAGCCGGTGCCTGGGATTTGAGCACCTGCAATGACGGGGTTGATGTCCCCTGGGGCACCTTGGAGTTGCGCAGCATCCATGCTCCCGAACGGGGCCGGAATGATCGTCTTGATCGCGTCGACGATTCCGCTGCCAGATCCAGTCATGGCAGATCCGGCGATATTGGCGAACAGCGCCCCGCCCTCACCTAGTAGCGGTTTTCCATCCGAGTTATTGCGCAGCCCGCCAAAGAACTTCAGCAGAGTTGAGCCCGCTTGTACTAATCCCCATTGGGTGGGGTCGGAGAATCCTGGGGGCAGAAGGGACTCTTTGAGTCCGCCGATGCCGATGTCAGCGAGGCCCCCGGCATCCGGCATGATTTCAGCTAGTCCTTCGGCGATCTTGGCGTACGGGTTGTTGCCGCCGCCGAATCCACCGCCAGACCCGCTTGAACCGAGGGCATTTCGGTCGTCTTTCGCCTGCTGAAGATCCCGCTTGAGCTTTTCGACCATGTCGCGTTTACGCTGCTTGGTCGTTTCTTTCGCCTTAGGATTAGACTCGAGGTCGGCTAGCTCCTGCTCGGTCACGTCCAGGCGGTTGGACAGATCATTGATACGGTCGTCGGCTTCGCGCACCTGCTTCGGGCTAGCACCCGAGGACCCCGCAGATCCCGATGAGCCCCCGAATCCCAAAGCGGATACCGAACCACCACCCGAGGGAAGGGAAATGCTGCTTGTCGGCAGCCCCACAGCCGCGGCGCCAGCACCCCGGCCCTTGCCTAGCATCACGTGCACGTGATCCATGTGGTTCTGGGTGCTGCTACCCCGGTCAGGCATCTGCTTACCGGAGGTGAGCGAGCCGCCATATCCGTAGCTCTGCTGACGCCAAATGAATCCATCAAGCCCCAGCGCTGACGCGTTCTTGGCGATGAACGCCGCGACCGCGTCACCCAACGCCTTGCCTTGTGGCGTGTCCCAGCCGGGGATCATGATGTCGATGGCATTGCCGGAAGAGTGCTCCCCGAAGCCATCTTCAGCCCGTCGGCCGCCAATGTCTTTGATCTGGGGCCACATCTTCATGACCAGTGACCGCAGATAGTCAGCCCCAGGGTTGAGGCCCTGGGCGTATCCGGGGGCACGCATCATGTCGTGCAGGTATGCAGCAGATGGCACCCAACCCGAGTTCAGGGCCGCAACGATGCCCGCGCCGCCGTTCTTCATCCCCTTGGCGGTGACAACACCCTCGCCGTTAGACAGCCACGCCAAGATGGAGTCGCTCGTGCCCGTGCCGGCGCCGCGGACCATGCCACCTGCAGCGAAGCCTTGTAGGGATTTACCCCACGAGTTGAGTTTGTCTGCGCCTGGGACCTGGAACCCGAACACCTCAGACGGGATAGCGGCCAGGAACGTTCCTAGGACTTTCAGGGGTGCCTTGATGACCGCTGCTAGTCCCGAGAATGCGGATGTGACAGCGTCTTTGATCGCGCTTGAAGCGCCAGAGATGCCGGACTTGAGTGCATCCCACCCCTCGGAGAACTTATCCAAGATTGGTGACACGAATCTCCAGGCCGCACTGATAGCGGTCTTGATGCCTTCCCATGCCGGGGAAATCGCGTTATTCCACAGCCACAATGCGCCCTGACCCAGCAGGTCCATTGCGCGCTTCCAGTTCGCGAACAGATCGGAGGCGACCTCCCACGCGAGGCCGATAACTTCCTTGATTCCGTTCCAAGCTGGCTTAATGGCGTTGTTCCACAGCCACATCGCCCCTGTGCCGATGGCGGTGAACGCGGTTTTCAGTGCCGGGAATACGGTGGTGGATAGCCAGCCCCACACCGCCCCGATAACGTTCTTAATGGCGGTCCACGTGGCCTGGACGATGTTTCTGAATGTCTCGTTGCGCTTGTACAGCACCACAATTCCAGCGACCAAACCGGCGATTGCGGCGATGATCAGGCCGATCGGGTTGGCTGTGAGTGCAATATTCAACAGTGCTTGCACGGCAGCCCACGCCTTGGTGGCGACAGTGATGGCGAGCATCACCGTCTTGTAGGCGGCCAAACCTGCCACTAGTGGGATGAGGAAGTCTTTGAATCGGACGATGAGGTTGACCGCTTCGGATAGTCCGCTGACCAACGACGGGCCGACAGCCGATAGGACGTTTCCGAAGGCGGTTCCGATAGTCGACAGAGCTGAACCGATATTGCCTGCAGCTTGGCTCACGGCGGGGTTCTCGAAAGCGTCCTGCATCTTGTTCGTGAAGCCGGTCAGTCCATCGCCGATGCTTGACAGGGGGCCTTGGATCTTCTCGAACAACGTGATGGCCAGGGTTTCCGCAGCGTTCTTGAGCCGCTCAATTACGCCAGGTAGGCCCTGATTTTGGGCTGCCGCCAGCTTCGACGCTGAACCTTCCTGGTTCATGGCGTCGCGCATCTTGTCGAATCCTGCTGCGCCGTCCTTGGCCGCCACACCTGCCAGACGTGCGGCATCCGATCCGAACGCGAGGGCAGTGTCCATCGCGTACATTTCGGGCGTCATGCGCTTGGATGCGGCCTGCAGCTGCCCGAACAGCGCCTCCATGCCAACGAAGTTGCCCTGCGCATCGAAAGCGCTCACGCCCAGTTCTTGCAGCGCCCCCGAGGCTTGGTCACTCGGGGCGGAGAGCTTCAAAAGCGCAGACTTCAGGAGGGTTCCGGCGTCACTACCCTTAATTCCGTTGTTGGCCAACAGTGCGATGCTCGCCGCGGTGTCCTCGAGGGACACGCCCGTCTGTCGAGCGACAGAACCGCCAGCCTGAAGAGCGAACGCGACATCGGTGATCTCTGCCGATGACGCATTGGCGGCATTGGACAGCACATCGGCAGCTTTAGAGGCGTAGTCGGCCTTCAATCCAAATGCCTGTAGCGCATTGGCTTGGATCTCGGCCGCTTGCCCGGCGCTCACCTGTGCTGCAGCGGCTAGTTGCAGGGTGCCCTTGGCCGCGGTTATTGACTCATCCACCGAGAAACCGGCTTTGGCAAGCTCTGTCATGGCCTGTGCCGCATCAGCAGCCGAGGTGTTCGACAGGGTCATGTCGTTGCCGAGGGCCTTGGCGGTGTCGCGGAACCGCTGCATGACATCCGCCGAAGCTCCAGTGACACCCGAGAGGGTGTTCATGGTCTTCTCGAAGTCCAGACCCTTGGTGACGATCGCCGAAACACCGCTTGTCGCCAGGCTCGCAGCTTTGGTCATCGCATTAGCGGCTAGGTTTCCTACCGCGGTACCTGCAGCAACAATCCCGGTTGTGCGTAGCGCACTGGAGAAAGAGTCGCCGAACCAGCGGCCCGCACGCCCACCTTCCTGACGCGCGGCATCAGATGAGCCCGATAGGAGTCTGGATACCTGGTTACGTATCGGCTTGGACGACTTGTCGATCGCAGACTGCGCGTCGGAGGCACGCTTCTGCGCACGTGCTACCGCATCCAAGTCCTTGGCGAGTTCACTAGCCGCGGCCTGCTGCTTACGCATCGCCGACGCATGCGCTTCCGACAAAGCGGTGAGCTTCGAGCCCTTGGTTCCCGCCTCGCGAGCCTCATTCAGCTTCTCAAGGGCCACCTTGAGCTTGCCCGCGGCGTCAGCTTCTTTGTCGCGAGACTTGGCGACCGTTTCGGAGATCTTTTTAACCTGATCCGCAGCGGTTTTCGCCTCGTCAGCAAGGGCTTTAGCGTAGGCGGAGCCGGTCTTCTTAGCCGCTCCAATTGCCTGCTTCTGGACGTTGTCGAAGAGCTTGCTGATACCCTTGTTGACCCCATCGAACCTGACGGTGGCGGACACATACCCCGATGAAAGTTCAACAGCCATGTGTCACCTCCTAATTTCCGAACAGGTTTCGCAGTTTCTTCTCGCGCCGCTCTTCGCCTGAAAGGCCAAGTAGCTCTTTGACCTTCGAGAGGGGCGCGGATTTGACTTTCAGGCCGGGGCGTGACTGCTGATCGCCCATATCCGGGCCGATTGGCACCGGACGGTTCCGGTTACGGTGTCCGTCCTTGGTTTTCGCCCACACCAGCCAGCGCAGCGCGTTGGCGATAATCGCCAGAAGGCGGGTAGTGAGAGTCCAGCCCGCATACTTCGGGTTCCTGGACTTCCACAGGGCGCTTGTCTCTTCCGGGTGGTTGACATACACCCACAGGTCGCGCCAGTTGAATTCGTCAGACGGGCAGTCACGTAGGCGTAGCCCGTCTTTGATGAGGTCGTATTCTAGTGCGGTGCCATGCTTCTCGATGAGGTCGAGAAGCGCGACTATTCCCCCACTGTTACCTGTCCGGCCTCCTGCCAGGCGGTGAACAAGTCTTCCACCTCAGTTAAGGGCAGCTCGTCGAACACAGCGAGATCGGCTTCCGAAACCGCGCCCCACTCGATGATTTCCCACATACCCTGTTCAGGGTTCTTGCGGTTACGCCGAATGACACCAGATGGAACGGACCCGAAGGGTTTGAGGTTGATCTTCTTTTCGACGCCTTCGATTTCCACAGTGTGGACGTAGGGTGTCGCGTTTTTTGCAGCCATGAGCGCCCTTTCAGGGATTTGTGTGCAGCCGTGGCGCTTGGAGAGCGGCGGGGCCGCGCTCGGCTGCAGGGGAATTCGGCCCCGCCGCGTCTATTAGGAGCCCGCGATCCGTCCGTCGTCGGTGTACGTGGTCACGTATTCACCGGTGGACGACTCGAATACCTTCAGTTCCACCTCGTATTCGATGGTGTCCTTGCTGGCCAAGGTCACATCACCAACGGAGATGACCTGTCCGTCGGCGACGCAGTTGCGGTACTTCGCGGACAGCTCCGAGTCGATGGTGTCGAACACCCACGTCTGGTGCGGCAGCTTCTTGCTGGTCTTGCGGACCTTCACCTGGGTGCCGTGAGTACCATCAGCGGGGGTAACGGTGACATTTGAAGCACCGTAGATCGCCTTCAGGACATCGGCATTCAGCGATTCCAGGAGCACGAACTTGAACGAGTGGTTGTACTCGGTCTGCAGCACCTTGACGATGCGGCCACCCATGTCTTTCTTCTCATCGGTGGACCGCTCCGATGTCTCAGTGATACCGTCCTCGCCGACATACCCGAGACCGACGAACGCGGCGTCAAGTACTCCGTCGACACTGGTTGGGAGGGTAGTTCCTAGCGGGGCGACGAACGCGGCCCCAGCGGCGGACGGCTCTGCGGCGAAAACGTTGCCGACTTCTTCAGCCATGATGTGCCCCTTTCAGAAGCAGATCGGTGCAGCCGAGCCTTTGAAAGGGTGTATTTAGTTGTAAATTCAGGGATTTGAACGCATTACTACATCGACGGTCATCACGAACCGTCGCGTTTCGCTTTCGATGTCATCGCGGCGGGCCGGTTCCCCTGCGATGTCTACAGCGTGCACTCCGCGGCCCTTGCCGGGGAGTTTGAGGAGCCATTCACGCGTCTGCTCGATCAGGTTGTATGCGTCCAGTTCGTTGGCGCCCCATGAGTAGATGATCAGGCGGCGCCGTGCCAGCACGCGGGCTTTGGTTCCCGAATATCCACTAGAGATTGGCGCTGAATCGATGGTGATCAGCTGCGCTGGGCGCGTTTTCGGCACATCCGTCGCGACCCGAACCGGCATGTTTTCGCTTAGCCAGTCCCTGACTACCTGTGCGTGGTAGGCGAACATCAGCCAGCCTCGCCGAAGTTGTGTAGCAGTGCGTCGTGCTTGTGGTCGTACCGGATGGCCTCTGCCGTTGCGGCGATAGTTGTTGCCCGGTAGTCGCGCTTATCCAAGGGATCATCGCCTTCTACCGAGACGCGGAAACCGTCTTCCAGTCCCGCTTCTTGGTTGCAGGCGTCGGCGACCCGCTGCATCATGGGCACACACACGTTTTCGACGATTTCCTTCGTCAATTCGCTCTGCGCCTTGCGATTCAGCCTGAACTGGGCCACTATCCGGTCACCCTTTTCAGCTCGACGATGATTCCTGGCTTCCAGCCGTGGAATCCGCCCGTTTCGTCGCGTTCACCCACCACCTCGTAGGTTTTCCCGTTGATCCCGAATCGGGACATCAGATCAACGGTCATGGGGGGCATAGCTAGATCGACTTCTGCGATATCGCGCGAGGTGTGCCCGTCCGTGTCTTCAGTACGGTGCGGGGCATACGAGTACGCCTTCAGGTCCACTGTCGACCCGAATGAGGGAACATCGTTACCCAACTCATCCTGCGTGACGCCCGTGCATGGTGTGTACGTGACCGGAATCCTGGCCAGTGATTCGAAGGTCACAGGCGGTGGATGATCACATTCGGGACGGGGTAGCGGTAGCTTCTCGCCTCCGCTAGTTCCTCGTCGGTGAACAAGGATGTGTCGGACACCCAGTCGGCAAGACGCTGCCGAAAATCCACTCCCGCGGTGAGGTCGGTGGACTTCGATTCGGGTGAACCGGGTTCCACCGTGAGGTGGCGCGCGACGATCGCCGCTACCGCATCTATAGCGGCCTGGGGCGGCTCATCTCGAGTGTATTCGACGACAAGGATCTCACCCGTGGCGACAGGGCACCCGTTGCGGGTGACATCTACGTAGTCGCCCTCGATGACACCTTCGAGCGTGTTCCCACAGAGGTCGGTGACCGTAACAGTGTCCCCAGACGGTGGGTCCGGTAGATGTACCCGGCCCTCCACTGTGAGTGCACGCACGGTCACCGCCCCTGCGGTCAGGGTTCGTCCAGCCTCCCGCTGAAACCTTCGAGACACCCTCTCCAACAAGCCCTCGACACGGGCCTGCTGGGAGGCGGTGAGCTCGTTCTCATCGTCCAGCCCTAGGGCGTGGGCGACGTCAGCGGGAGATGCCAGCACTAGCTGCCGGCCCGGTTGAAGACGAGTACGCCGGGGGCCTTGACGACCTTGCCGCCGTACACGTGAAGGCCACGAACCTCATCGGCGAACTTGTTGTGCGAACGGTATCCCTCAACCTTGTCGATCTGAGATACGAACGCCGCGGCACGCTGATGAAAGAACACGGCCTGCGGCGAGTCGGACTCGGGCAGGTTGTTCGAGGTCACCACACGGTAGCCGAGCAGCTTTCCAACAGTGGCGCTGCGCAGACCCGCCGTGTCGCCGGAAGTATCGAAGCTGGTCAGCTTCGAATCCGCCCCCAAGAGCAGGGCTTCGAACTCGGCATTCACAACCGCAACCCGCAGGCCGTCGTCGGGAACATTGGCCTTGTTCATCAGCTTGCGGGCATCCTTGACTACGTTGAACGCGCCATCACCAGTGGTTGGGTTGGACGACCACGGCATACCAGTAGCGTTGGCCACCAACATGTCCGCGATGAACTCGTCGGCATCCGCTGCCAGCGAATCGCCAGCTGCGTCGGTGTACAGCGGCAGCAGGCCATGGTTAGCCTGCGCGTCATCGATGTCATCGACATAGAAGTGGAAGTTCTTCTCCTGGTCAATGAGGATGTCGATGCCGGTGTCGGTGATGGCGTCTGCCGTGGTGGTGCGGCTATTAGCCTTGTAGTCCTTGACCGCGGGGGCGACCACGCCAGGCACGTGAATGGTGTTGCCCTTGGTGGCGTCACCTTCGTACTTGCGATCCAGGAGGGCGGCGAACACATTCTTGGCGATGTAGCGCTCAAGGATGAAGTCCGACCAGATTTCGGGGATGAAATTGTCAGCGGCCATGATTTATGGCTCCTTTCAGTCGATTCGCCCCATCAGCTCGTCAGCCTGTCCAGCCTTGTAGGCTTCGAGGCGTTGCTGACGGGTCATGTTTTTGAGTTCGTCACGGGTCAACTGCTTGGGACCGGTGACTTTCTTGTCTGAATTGACCTCGGCTGCCGGCGCTGCCGCCGGTGCGGACTTCGACTTGATCGCTTCTTCGAGTCGAGCATTGAAACGCGTCTTCCACCGTTCGGCAGAATCGCGCATCTCTTCTTCGGTGCCGCCCTTGATGTCCTCAGGGTCAACTCCGGTGGTTCTGGCGACCTCTGATCGCAACCGTTCGGTGCGTTCGGTGGTCAGTTCGGCTCGGATCTTGTCGATTTCGGCCCTGGGGTCGAATTCTTTCTTGTCTCCGCCGCTCTTCTCGATGAGCTCGCGCCACTTGGTGGCGTCGTCGTAGTTTTCCTTCGCGCGTTTTTCCCAGCGTCGTTCCTCAACGCGGGTGGCGCGAAGTCTGTCCAGCTCTTGCCGTTCCTCGGCGGTCAAACCATCGGTTTTGGCTTCGGATTTCGGCGCCTTGATGGCGTCTACGGTTCCTTCTGGTTCGCCCGGTTCCGTTACGGCTCCCGGCATGTCATTCGGGGTCACATCAGACATGTGAAATTCCTTTGCGTTTCGCATTGGTGGCGCCCGTACGGGCGAACCCCCTACTGGGGGAAGTCTTGTGGAGCAGGTGGCGCTACTTGTGGCGCCATCGCCGCTTCCTTGGCCCGATCCTTTTCATCTTGCGCAATCTGATCGGGTGAGTACTTGAGGATGTTTCGCGCAATAGAGCCCCACGACTCCCCTGCCGCCGACGCTTGTGCTGCGGCAGAGTACTTTTCGGACAGGGTAACGCGGGCTGGTGCCTCGAATGACACCTCGACGTTGCCTACGTCCGCGACACCTTCGGTCTCCAGCGCCTTAACGATGATGGCTTCGAGGCCGAGTTTCACTACCGCTAGGCATGCTTCACACTTGAAGATGAAGCCCTTCTCGGTGTTCATGGCGCCCTCTGCCGACTGATTCGCGCTATCTGGCATCAGCATGGGCAGCGGCGTTTTCGTGGCGGCCGAGAGCTGCCTGATGTCTTCTTTCGACGCGGCTAGCATGGGATTCACGTCGGTTGTCTCGGACTCCCAAATGTCGACACCCGGAGGTAGATCCCACAACGCGCCGGGGGCCGGTTCAAAGATGGCTGCGTAGTCAATGGCGTTGCCGGTTTCATCGACCGCCGGTAGGGGCTTGTCGCCCTCCTTCTTTAGAGCGCGCTGACGGAACGCTTGCATCGCCATCGTCGACAAGCGCTGCAGAACACCGGAGTTGATACGGTTTATGAGGTCTATATGGGTTTCGAAAACCCCCGCACCACCCGGGTTGGTGTACACAACCACAGGTGGGGCGCCGTCAGTCTCGATCAGGTCGGTTTCAGGCTCCCAACCCCCAGAGATTCTGGTCATGAGGCGCTTGGAGTTGATGTTCTGCACGTAGCAGGGGCGTGAGAACTTCTGGCGCGCACCGTTCACCCAAACCAGGGCGAAGTCTTTCTCTTCATCGATGTCCCGCCAGTAGCGGATAGCGGCACGTACTCGCCATGGCTGCAGTGGATCTACTGCGGAGTACATGGTTTCGGGGGAATCGGCGGTGATTATTGCCTGGCCGTCATTGCCCTGCCAGCAGGTCAGGTACGAATCGCGGAAGGTCAGTCCGTAGTCGAGCCACTGCCGCACAACGGCATCCATACGGTTATCGCGGTAGATGCGTTGCGCCTGCTTAGCAGTCTCCGAGTCCGCGGACCCGTCAACCGTGATTCCGTTCGGCACGATGCGATCTGAAACCGAGTCTCGTATCAGCATGCCCCAGTTGGTGCGGGACATCTTCTGGAACGCTTTCCAGGATGCTTTCGTGTTCTTCGACTGCTCCGGTAGCGGTGCGTCGCCGGACACATACCGGTCCAGGAGCCGGACTCGCGGCATGTTGTCGTCGATGCGCTTGGTCAGGATGGGGAGCCATTCTTCTGGTGTAGACGCCATGGGACTCCCTTCTGTCATTTAGTAGATGCGCCTCGGCACATAAGATTTCGGTCGCGGCTTAGCCCCGGATCGTCGAGCGTCCACACACGCCGTCCAGGACAGGACCGCGGACATAGCGGCGTCGAACTTGTCCTCAAGGCGCCCGTCTTGCTTTTGGAGGATCCACAGCGGCTCGCCGTGCTCATTGAGCAGCTTGAGCTCGTGCCGTCCGGCGTTTCCCATGTGCCGAATCAATGTGTCTTGCCAAGCGTTTTTGCCGTAGGTGACGATCCCTGAATCGATAGCTTCGACATATGCCCTGACCGCGGCAGCCATAGGCGTCTTTCGCTGCGTGAACCACTCGACAACTTGATCGGGGAACCGCGCCGCCCATGAGGCGACGGTTTCTGTCCAGTGGGGAGGGTCGCAGTAGAGGCGCCACACCTCGTATCGGGACATCATGTCCGTGACTAGGTCTGTGACCTCGTCCTCCGGGATTTCCCAGTCCTCAACGTTTTCGGGTCGTTCCCAGCAGCCCAAAAGCATCTGCCGCCCAGTCTCGATATCTGTGATGGTGAGTGCGGTGGCGTCACGGAATCTCGCGCCGTCAAATCCCGCAGTGACGAATGCGCCGTCCGGTATCGGTCCCCATGGTTTGTCTTCGTCCTCGAAGCGGAGGGATTCGACTTTGAGCATGTCGAATGCCTGGTATCCGGATTTACGCCACCGGTTCAGCCACACCCGTTCCCAGTAGGCTTTGTCGATGCCTTTGCGGTCGTAGTCCTTTGCGATCCGCTCGAACTGTCCTACGCCCCACTCCCCTACGGGGCCGGTGGCGTCTGCGACTGCGGCGATCCGGTTCTCCACCGTGGAAAGGTCGCGGTGCTCATCACCGGCCCAGCGGCGGAAGAAGAACAGGCTTGGGTCGTCAACCTCACCCTTGTCGATGGCTTCCGCTTCGGCGAGTACGTCTTCTTCGATGCTGTTCTGCCCCGGCTGGCCGGCGGTGGAGGTGTACAGCGTCCACGGATCCTCGAGGGGCCGTTTCGGCATGTTCTGGAGCATCGTTTCGTGCGCGTCCCGCATCCGCTGCATGAACAATCGGTGCGGTTCATCAAAGTGCTGGAAGGTGGTTCGTGCACCATCTCGGGATCCGGGGGCGTTGGATACCGCGACGACAAATCCGTCTTCGGTGCCGTTCCAGCCCTTTCGGATGATCTTCTCTTTGGTGATCACAAACAGCTCCGAGTCTGGGCCGTTTTCGAGCACGTACTTGAGCACGCCGTACGCGAGCTCTTCCACCTGCTCTTCGGTGACCGCCATCATCGGAATGACGGGCGACTCCACTGGCCGGCCGACCGGATTGCCGCTGGCGTCGAACCCGTCGCAACGAACCGGAGCCTCGGGGTGCAGCTCACAACCGGAGATCCAGGCGGCGAGCTCGGTTTTCGCCAGCCCCTTACGGACCTCGATAGCTCCGCGCTGAAACCTGCGCCGCCCGGCAAGCCGGTGTCCTTGCGGATAGATCTCGTAGAGGCGGTAGATGATGCCGCGCTTCTCGTCATCGAGTCGTGCCGGCTGCCCCGATAGGGATCCGGGGCCGAACACCATCCGCTCTTCGATGAACTGGCAGACCTGCGGACCCAGTGTTGGGTAGGACAGGTCGAGCGGCGGAACAATTAGAACCGCCATGGCGGGACTACTGAACTAGCTTGAGCCGCGGATCGGAGTCGGGTTCTGGCATCGGAGCGGGGTTAGGGACGCCGCGGCGCTTCTGACCCTTCGCCTTCGAATCCTCCGACTGCTCGATCTGCCATTCCAGCCGGCGGCGGGCCATCGGGTTTGTGCCGTAGTCGACATCGGCCTTCTCGAGCCGAACCTGAATCTCAGCCCGCTCCTTCGCTGTCTCCGCCAACCAGAAGTCGTTGTACAACATCGCCACACGCAACAAACCGTTGATGTCAGACTCCGCATATTCGGGGGCCATCGGCGACGACCAAATATCATCCCACCAACGCTTCGTCATCGAATGCCACACGATCTCCGCAGGGAGCTCAGGCGCTTCAATGTCGTGATCGGCAGACAAAACAGCCCTGGTCGTCGTCTTATTGCGCCGAGCAACCAGACTCGGATCTTTCTTAGTGGGTCCAGGCATCATCAACCTCCCGTTTCGGGACTTGGACGCCCCGTTTCGGGGCCGGAAAAGCTGGGGAACCCGTACAGACCGAAAAGACGGCGTCTGGCCGATGTCGGGGCGTGGGGTGGGGTGGGGGTGGATGCCCCCCACTCTTGGGCGGTGATCAGAAGAGAGTTGGGTCGGCCAAGCGAGCGATTGAATATTCATCCCGGCGGACAAGCCATTGCCTCTCGGCCTGAGTGCGGTGAGCATGACAGTTAGCGCATCGGACGACACAGTACTTCGATACATGATCGATGTATCGATTGAGTTTGTTGCGTGTCTTCAGCTTTGAGCGATCATGCACCCATCCAAGGCTTAGCTGCTTGGTAAGTGGATCAACATGATCGAAGTGGAGGGACTCGGGCCAGGTATTAAACCCACAGTCAACACAACCAGCTGCCACCTTGATTTCGTCCAGAATGGCAGCTGCCCTTCGGATATGAACAAGGCTTTCCTTATAGGTAGAGGTCATGCCGAAGACCTCCGTCCTATCGCGGGCGCACCTTGTGTTCTGGGGTCATTGCCGGGCCGTGTTGGCTTCCTGGGCGGTTTTCCAGGCGTGGCAGGTGTGGCAGGTTGCTTGGCAGTTGATTGCGAAGTCTGTGCCGCCGAGGCTGACTGGTTTGATGTGGTCGACTTCGGTGGCGTGGGTGGTGCATCGTGGTCCGCGTATCTGGCATGTGTGGTTGTCGCGGTGTAGGACGTAGGCTCTGGTACGTCTCCATGCGCTGGTTCCTGTGCGTCCTGCGGATGCGGTGCGTGGACTGGAGGACCAGCCGCTTACCTTGTGTTGGGGGCAGCGCGTATCACCGTGCACGAGCTCGGTGCAGTCTTTGTGGGAGCAGACCTTAGGTGCGCGGGGCATGTCCGTCTCGGGACAACTGCAGACGCGCGCGCTTCTTCTGCTGCTCCTCCACGGTGGAGGAGCAGACCGGCCCGTTGAAGTTGATGGTGTTGTCAACGTGTTGGCCTGTGCCGGGTTCTCCGTTGGGTATCCAGGCGTAGTCCCATTCACGGTAGGACGCGACGTTGGTTTCACCATTGAAGATGTGCAGCACATTGGTGGGACTGGATAGGTAGTGCGTGCCTGATGGGTGTACGTATTCCTTGCCTCGTGAGCAGACTAGGACGGGCATTAGTGAATCCCCCTTAGGGGGGTACCTAAATCAATCACGGCTTCACAACCCACGACTTCGAACGTTGCACTTACTGTGGTGCGCTCCGTAAGGGACGTGCCCGCATCGACATGAAAGGCGGCCGTAGTCATCTCTTCGGGCATCAGCAGTACTCCAGCTCTGTTGTGGGGCCAGCCCATTGGGTGCGTGTGCCTGTGCGGTGGGCTTTGCGTGGGGCGTTGCGGGTGGGACGCTTGGAGATCAGGGTGTCTGCGTCCTCATGATCTGTAAGACTTGGCCATGTGTAGGCGATGCGGTGCTCTTGGTCTCTGGCCCATGTGGTGATGGCGTCATCGATAGGCATCTCAGGCAGGGCCTCGAGGAGGTCAGGTACCAGGGTGGTGCGGATGCAATACCCAACTGCGTGCAGTAGATGCTCGGATACCAGCCACGGTGAATCAGTTTGGTCGGCTTGGGTTGTGGCGCGTTGTATGCCGCGCTGCCATAGACGCGGATAGTTAGTCCCCAAATACAGGGACACGATGTCACAAGGGGCCGCGGTGAGCGCTTTATCGAGCTGCGTGCGGAAGTCGTCTACAGGTTGGGCGTCATCCTCAAGGACAACAACCCATTCAGTGGGGCTGGTGGATAGCCACTCAAGTACGTGGCGGTGGTTGCCGTTGCAGCCCTTAGATCCGTTGTCTATCGACAGGAACGCCGCACCAGTTGCTTCCATCAACTCGTGAGCCGCAGCGGCCCGCTTGTTATGGGCGACTATGCCGATGCGGTAATCAGTCACGTGCTCTCACGTGGGCCACCGCGCCGCATGCGCTCCATCATCCATTCATACGGCGGTAGCGTCCCGCATACTTCACACGGAGCTATTCGGAACCAATTACCTTCACGCACCTCTGGATAGAGGCATTCATGTTCAGTGGCGCTCATAAAGGCAGGCGCTCAACCGAAGACAAGCGCAGTGTGGTGGCGCTTGTGGCGGCGGCGAACCGGAACGGCTCGATGCGCTGGTTGGTTTTGCGGTTGTAGACCACGTTCGTGAAGTCCACCCGATACGTCAGCTCGGGCAGGGGCCCGATGGCTTCGGTGTTGGCGAGCAGCTTCACGCCCGGTGTGGAATCGAGAGTCTTGAGCACACCGTCTTCCTCGATGCGGCCAATGATCGGCTCCAAACGCACCGTGGTGGGGATATCGGAGATGGTGGCCAGCACTTCCTTCACCGACGGCGTGAAAGTGACAGTGCCGGAAATCATCTTCAGATCCGGCTCGCTACCCTCATCAGACCCATCAGAGACGATGGCCTGATAGGTGTCGGCCACAGTGAAGTACACGAAGGCTGCCATTAACCGTTCTCCCTTCGCATCTCATCAGCGAGGTCTTCTAGACGCTTATGTTCATCGGCCATCGCTTTAGCGCGGTCACCGACAGGATCGAAAGGTGGGGTGCGCCACCCACACGAGCAGGCACCACCCTTGCGGGTCTTCCCACCTGGGAGCATCTGCTCAAACGTTCCAACGATGTGGGAGTTCACCCACTCCGCCAAGGTGTACTGAGTGCCGTCAGGGCCGGTGATGAGGTGCTCAGCCATCACACACCCCCTGCGGTGAGTTCGCGGATACGTTCAGGTGTTGTCGCTTGCCGGTACAGCTGGTAGCGGGCTTTGTTGCGTTCAGTGGCGGCACGATCAGCGTCCGTCAAATGATCACCGCTGGCACCGGGTAGGTGGTACAGGTGATATCCGGGGCCGTCTATGAAGCGGGTTGGGCCGCAGCACACCTCAAACGCTCGGCACATCGCGTCATCGTCATACCAAGCACCCTCAAACGACTCGTCGTATTGACCGATCAGTGAGAGTGATTCCCGGGACACGACATTCACGGCACCGATCGACTGACGGTCGCCGCGAACCTGGGTGGCCCGCGCCTCGTGTGGTGCGAGGGTGTGGTCACGCACCCACTCTGAGTCGTCCTCGGTGATCGCCATGAAACGCGAGAAAGGTACGACCAGGCCGGGGGCAGAAACAGCCTGGTCGCAAGCCCATAGGATCTGCTCTGCGTCCACTAGCAGATCGGATTCGCTGTACACCAACACATCAGCATCGGTATACGACGCGCCCCGGTTGTATGCGGCGGAACGGTTGAATGACTCGTATCCGCAGCGGCCATCATCCACCACGGTCACTGTCGCGCCCTGGGTGATGCGGAAGTCTCTCCAATGCTCCAGCACCCGAACAAGGTTGGCGGGCCGGTTTGGATCTTTGCCGCGATCGCGGAATGGGATGATCACGGCAATGTTCACGCAACCGCCTTTAGTTTGAGCGCAACCTTTGTGCCAGCTCGTCGAGTAGTGCTTGGACACTCGCCTTATCGGTGCCCACAACAACGGCCCTATGCGCTTCGGCTGAGTATTCGGTCATTTCGGCGGCGGTGAATTCTCCCTCGCGCCACTTGGCCTCATACTTCACTACATCCTCATACGTGTGGGCTGGCGTTTCGATTGGGTGACCCATCCACTCGCGCGACTCGTTGATCCGCTCCTGTTGAAGGTTGGTGCGGCGATGGCGTTCATATTTACCCACCCACACGAGGGTGGTCTTGGGCAGGATCTCTAGCTTGACCCTGTCTGCGCCGAATTGTTGCCGAGCTTCTTGATACTCGGCGTCGACATTGTCGACTTGGTAGAGCGCTCCCCTATGCGCACCCTTTTCGGATAGATGCTGGATGGTGAGCATCGCGACCGGAGGCTTCGGCGGAAGGGGCGGTTCCGACGACCGCTTGGCATCGTTCTTAGCCTTTATCCAGCGCTCTACTTCGGCTGGGTCAACTTCCGTGCCGTCAGGGCGTTCGATGCTAACCCAGTTGGAGCGCTCGGAATACTCATCTACGCCCCACGCGTTTTCAAATGCGGCGTCTTCACTATCTTCAAACTCATAATCCAGCGAGCCGCCAGCACCGCGCGTCCACACTACCCAGTGCTTGGAATCTTCTGACATGCTTCAATTTTACCGCCGCGCAGTTGCCTTAGCGGTGTTCATAGATACTGCCCCGCGACCTTGGCGTAACCAGCGCGCAGCTTGTCCCATGTCTCATCGGGGAGCTGCTGCGGTCCAAATGACAGGTGCGACACCACAAACCCTCTGTGGATGACTCGGGGCTGCATATTGGCTGCACCTTCGTCACCGATCTTGAAACCGGGCGGCCAATCCCTGCCGGCGATATGAGAAGGCGAAGGGGTGTCCAGTAGGTCCGCGATGCGTTTCAGGGTGGGGTGGTCGAGTCCGATGCAGTTGATCGACAACCAGTCCGTCGTCGGGATGGCTTGGTTGGGCTGGCCGGTCACATCCCGCCAGTGGGTGAGGAAGTGCACGTGGGACATGGCCGCGTAGTTGCCGGACATGTGCACATCCAACAAAGGGATGTTCAGGTTCTCGAAGCCGCGCCAGATCAGCGGCTCCAACCATGTTGAGGCGCCGTTGTTCACGGTCAGCGCAGAGACGACACTGCCGCGGTTGTTGTCTATCGCCTTGAGGTATTCACCGAAGCGTGCGGTTTCGAAGAACACGTCATCGTCGTCGACCTTGACGAACAAACAGTCCCGATACTCGGGTTGGGCGTAGTGCCACCACACCTTGTTGAAACCGGTCCAATGGCATCCGCCGTGGAAGTCGTTGCGGACGGTGATCCGCTCCCCTGTGATGGTTTGCAGATACTCCGCGTCCTTGGGGTCGCGGGCGAGGTTCCAGATGTCGTATTCGACGTTCGGATGCTCAGCCAGGATGCGTTTGATATACGGGACTTGGAGTTGCATGTTGGCTTTGCGGCCCGCGAACACAAAGAGGATGACTCGCAACACAACTCCTAGGTGATCCGAATCGCCCAAGCCTCATGCGAATGCCCCACCACACACCAGTTGATGCCGGTGCGGTCGACGTACTCTCGCCAGGCTTTCATCTCGTGGTCTTCGCAGCCGTCGTAGCTGTGCCATTCGTCAAAAACGACATAAGTTCCAGGCTTAAGCTGTAGATGTTCCAAAGCTGTTGCCGTGGACGAGTACAGGTCGCAGTCGATGTGCACCAAACCACACTCGGGAAATGTGAACCCTGGCAGGGTGTCGGCGTACCGACCTATCACTAGGCGAGTGTTGTTGACAGCAGGTGGTTTATGCGCGAACGACCCCTTGGGGAACCCGTCACGCCAATCCTCGGGTAGGCCGGTGAAGCTGTCGAACCCGATCACCGGCATGTGCTCGGCGATGATGCGGGTGGATTCACCTTTACCTACCCCGAACTCCAATGCCGCACCGGAAGGTCTCAAACCGACTACGTGCCGCAGTAGCGAATAGTGCTCCGCGGGTGGGAAGTACGGTCCCAACTGGTAGTCCTGGACACCCTCACCTTCCCGGTAGGGAAAGTACGGCCACGTTGGGTGCTTGTGGCCCCAACGGTTTCCGTTCGCCTCACACATCCGGGCACGCTCGGGAAGCTCAAACCGGGAAGAACCCGTGCGGTTTCCCTCGGCTTTGTCGCGCGAGTAGATCAAGTTGTGTGATCCGCGGACATCGGCGAACGGCCATCGCGTCAACCCTGCGTCGTGGATTCTCTGCGACCAGTCGACGTGTTCGCCGCCGTGCGCCCCATATCCGATGTCCATGCCGCCCACGGCGTCGATCACTCGACGTTCGGCGTATAGGAGAACTCCGCGGGGGAATCCGATAGCGAAATGCTGCTCGTCTTGGTGAGTGACGCTGTGTCGGCCACCGCTGGGCCACTGGAACGACAAATGCGGTTCCGGCGACTCAACGTAAGGCTGCCACCACTCGTCTACGGTGGGCCACACATCGTCGTCAGCGAGAAACAGGTGGTCGCACCCCAAGTCCATAAGCTCGGCGATGCAACGGTTTTTCGCCACCGCTATCCCCATAGGTGATGGATGGCGAACAACACTCACGCTAGGCACTCGATGCACTGGGATACCCCGCCAGCCCTCAAGGCACAGCGGCTCGTCGCTGCCGTCGTCCACAACCACAATCGGCACATCAGCCGACGTGTGCTCGATCCAATGCAATAGAGCGTTGAGAAGAACATCCCTGCGGTTGTGGGTGGTGATCGCAACCCCGAGCACTACTGCCCCTCTTCACAGTGCGGGCAGCAGTCGTACCGGAGACGGCGCCCGCAGTGCTCACAGTGCTGCACGGCCATCTGATCTCCCGTTTCGCCCGTACCCGTCAGGGTGGAGGTCTACGATCCGCCAATGATCAAGATCGCAGCTGCAGCCGCCGTAGCGGCCAGCATTGTTTTCGCGCCCGCGGCGTACGCGGACGATGACGCCTACCTGGACGAACTGTCCGGGCAGGGCTTCCAAGTGATGTGGCAGTCCCGGCCGTTCCTACTGGCCGCCGGGAACGGCATGTGTAATGACTTGCGCAACGGGGAAACCCCGGAGCAAGTCGCCTCGCACTCCAACTATCCGAACGCGACACCAGCCAATCTGTTGGCTATGGCACGATCGGCGAAACGGAACCTATGCCCCTAGGTTCACGGTCCAGTAGCTCATCCATGCGGCTGTAGGCCACCAGCTCGGCGTCGACATCACCCTCAGTACGGGCTATACGTAACCGCTGCAACGCTTCTAAAATGCGGAGCTGGTTAGCGGTGAGGGCCATGGCTAGAGCCTGAACAGCTTTCGCCACCATGGGAGCTCCGGAGGGTAGCTCTCGGGATGTAGGCGGCGGTCGTACACTTCCCACTCTTCTGGAGTGCACATGGCTTTCAATCGTTGGTCATACAGCCGCGCGGCTTCAACTGGATCCAATGGTTGACCATCAAGCATGATTGCCTCCCAAAGGGATTCGGGAATCAGTATTAGCCGCGCCCGCGCGGGTCGTGAGCATTGACGAGATGCGGATCGTCGCCGCCGAAGCGGACGAGTACAACGTCATACGGTGAAGATCCGTCTTCGAATGACCACCTGAACATGTCGATCAACTCATTGCGGATGCGGTCACCCTCATCGCTTGTGTCCCAGCCCTCTTTAGACCCGTCGGGCAGGAATGCGACAACCCAATCGTCGTTTGCGGCCGTTCGAATGGGGCCAACAAGCAGCGGGCGGAATTGCTCTGGTATCCCTTCCCGATACGCGGCGATGTCTGGCATGCCGTATTCCTTGGGATCGTCCAGGGCGAATCCCGAGATTGTCACGATAAGCGCGTGATGCGCGATGTATCCCATACCTCAATTATCCCGTGTTTCAACGGGATCAGCGGTGTCTAGCGAGTCGAAATAGTAGGTCTCACCCATGAATGTTGCCCAGCGGGGAATCAGCTCGCCACCCGATGCCGTCCAGCTCATCCTGGATTCCGTACGTCATCTATCGATGCGGGACCAAACATGCGGCGACGCTCTGAGGGCGCAACACTGCGCTTCTCGACCATCGCCTCGATGTAAACCCGCTCATACGTTGCGATAGCACGGCTTAACTCTTCATCCGATGTGTCAGAAGGATCGAAAGAGAGGCCGAGTTCACGTGCCCGGTCTATATGGGCTTGAGATGGTTCAGTCATGTGTCCACTCTCCGTACGGACGGATTGGCGCGCACTCAACCTGCTTCCTCGGTTTGCCTTGAATAGCTAGACGATTCACATGCTCACGAAGGCAGACATCGCAGATGTTCAGGATCAACTCGGTACCATCGAAGCTGTCCCAGAACGTCGAGCCGTAGTGGCCGTATGTGCGGAACTCGGTCCCCTCAGACGGCTGGTTGACCTCATTCAAGATGGTTGGTAAAACCTTGCCGCACTTGAAGCAGGGTAGCAGGGCATTGGCGACACTCTGCTCAATCGCGCTTTCGCTCATCCCTCAATTTTACCGAGCTACAGCGTAAGTCGCGGGGTTAGTGGCCAGCATCGGGAACACCTCCCGGGCATCCACAGTCTTGGCAACGGTAATCGTGGAGGTTGTGGAGATCCCATAGATGCTTACAGTCTGGGCAAGTGTCACTCATGAACCAATTTTACTGCGGTGCACCGACATTTCGCGGTGTCTATTCAGGTGTGAGGGTGTAGCTTTCACCACTCTTAGAGTCGGTGATAGTGGCTTCTATGGTTCCGTTGATGCGCTGTAGTCGCGCCCACACATGCTCGTCGAGTTGGATGGAGCCCTGGGGCATGCCGTCTTCGTGTCCCAGCCACATGGTTCGGGAGGTGTGCCAGTACTCCCGGTTTTGGTAGGTGAGTACCGCTGTGACGGGTCCATCACCTTCGATACGGTATGACACCTTGTCGAACATGTGTTCGATAGTAGAACGGGGGGGCTGTAGGGGCAAGCGGGCTGCGTTAGGACCCTTCACAATCACATGGACGCCACCAGGGGACACCCAAATCGTCCGCGTCGGCGCAGGCACCCTGGTGCTCACCGTGCGAGCAAGTTACGCACACGGACGCACTAGCACCCTCCACTGGAATGGCCCAGAGCTTCGGGGCACTGGGCGTTAGCGCGCAAGCCCTAGCCACGGTCCCGTTAAGGAGGTTGGCCATCTCAATGGCGTCGGCATAGTTACGCGCATTATGGACCTCACCGGAGCCCATTATATGGACGGTCCAACTCTCAGAACTGCTACTCATAGCTCAATTTTACTGAGGTATAGGCGAAGTCGCGGTGTCTAGCGTCGCCCGAACAGGCTGCCGAGGATGTCTATCGGGTTGGCCGCTTTGACCACTCCCCTAATCTCCGTACCCAACTGGCCTAGTTCAGCTTCCGCCGATCCGGCGATCCTGTCCACAGTGGTTTCCACGGTGCCGGCTGCACGCTCCCCGATCTCACCCAAGACCTCGACGGCACGATCAACGATCATCTCCCCGATATTGTCGGGGATCTTCTTGTCCCCTAACCGGAAGATGGCGTTGCCGATCGCGGCGGCTAGGAGCGGCCAGAATTTGTCGAGCATCACGGCACACCTAATCATGAGAGAAGTCGGGGATGGACTTGGTTTGCGGCTTACCGCAGTGGACGCAGCAGCGTTTGTACTGCGCCGATGGAATTTCGCAGCCCCATGAGGTGTCGATGAATCGCCTATTTAGGCGCCACTTCTCCCAGCGATGCCAGCCGATACGGCACAGGATCACGACCGAACCTCCGGCGCCTCTTCTGTTGGTATCCAGGATTGAGGGTCGTTTTCCGGCTCTACCCGACACCCAGGGCTACAGGGGGCGTAGCGGTAGAGATCGCAGTGGAAGCAGAAGCGGACACGAGACAGAGGCAACAGGGACCTCCATTTGGGCATAAAAATGACCCCCGCCGTGCGATAGCGGGGGGTCATAGAAGAAGTTGAAGCGCAATCCGCGCCTAGGCGCAGTTTACCAACTTCCAGTGGTTAAGCGGGTATGTACTTGGTCGGTGTGTCGCAAATTGGCAATGTTCGGCACTCAACTCTCGCTACCTCCGGGAGCGGAAGCGCGGGCCGCTTCGAGCATGTCCATAAGGACTTTGACTGGACTCTCAACTAAGGGTTTGAGGACGCCTTCCATCGCCGCCCATTGGTCATCGGTGACCTCAAGGATGGTCCCCGGATCTAACCGCTTCAGTTCAGCAATCAGATCCGGCAGATATTCCGACGCCCAATCACCCAGCTCTACAACGCCCGTTGGTACAGGCTCCTGATAGTCGCCGCCCGGGTGTGTCCAGCGGCGGTCTAATGCCATCGCCGCCTTTTCGGCTAGCTCACTGACGATGCTCATATGCCCGTCTCCTTCATCTTCTGGCCGCGCTTAGCCAGCCCCTTAAGCACGTCGTACCACCAGCCGGTGTCGTCCTGTTGTAGCGCCCATTCGGCTTTCTCGCCCCACTGCTCAATCTCAGTGCGCAACTGGATGACCCGTTGGTTTAGCTGGCGTTCGATCTCAATGCTCATCGTTCTAGCCCCTCTACGTGTGATACCCATTCACTCCAGCCGCGTGGTCGAAATCCACAGCCGCAGTGGTCCTCCGAGCCGACGCTGGAGTGATTGACAGGGTGGAATTGATGCTTCAACAATGTGTCCACTGTTATCACCAGATCACCACACATCTCGGATCCCGAAACTCGTGCATCCAGGTGCAAGTGCACCGACAGTTCGGGGCGTGATCTTCTACCCAATACCAAGTTGATCCGGAGCGGACTAAGTATCCGGCGGGCTTATCCGAAGTAGTCATAGTGGTCATCGCATACCAAGTGGTTGTCCACTTCCCCCGGGGAGCCCGGTTTTCCACACACCTCACAAAACTGGCAACTCGGACATAGTAAATCCACCATCTCCTCCACACCCTCGGATAGTGGCGTTAAGACTTCGAACCACCCAAGATTGATGGCCTCATCGAAAGCGGCACTAAAATCATCGAAAGAGTCATAGCCGCAGGAGTCACGGCACTTCGTGCAGTACGCCTGATAAAACGTCTGGTCCGGATATCCATCCGGGTTCTTTACTTCATGCAATCCGTTCATGACTCAATTATCCTCCGTATCAGTGCCATTCGCGGTGTCTGGACCGGGCTCACCACGCGATTAGTACGCCAAAGATGATTAGCACGTGTAGCTTCTCGCCCCGATGCTTCGGCAGGGCTGCCATATAGGAACTCGCTTCGGCAAAGTGATCCACGGTCGTGTGGTGGTACTTGATGATCATGCGCCCTTCTTCCGGTCTCGCTTCTCGCAGTTGTTGTGCGCGTGCAGCACATCCCCTAACCGGTAGAACTTCTTCCCCGTGTCAGGGTCGGTATAGACGTGCTTGAGGTATCCCCCTCGCGTGAGGGTGTGTACCCGCTGAGAGTTGAGCCTCTTGCCCATCTCCCCTATCCGGCGGGCGATGGGCTCGATAGTGTCTGCAGTGACGATGTGTTTGTTCGCTTCATGTACTCGTGCGCGGTCGATCATGATGTCGTCGTCGGCTGGTATGTCTATCTGTCGCCAGCACTCATCTGTCGCGGCTTTGATGTCTTCGTAGGCTTCTTCTGAACCCTCGGTGAGGGCTAGGGCGATCATGTTGATACGCAGCCACTTAGCTAGGGTGATGATGTCGTTGCCCTTGTCCCACACGATGGCTCGCTGCTCACACACCAGCCGCACCCACGTTGAGAGGCAGTTGTGGAGCTTCTGCGCGGCTTCTTCTGCGCCGAGGTGGATGGGGACTTGGGACTCAGGTTTACGCCTTCGGGACTTACTCAACCCCGGTCTCTGTACCCTGGCTTGTCGGGTGAGTGTGATGGACAGCTCCCCGATCATGCGGGGGATGCTGGCCAACTCTTCACGGAGCTTGTGTTGACTGCCCTTGTCTAAGAAGTAAGAATCAGCGACGCTCACGCGGTACGCACCTTCCCGCCATAGATGTACAGCAGCCCAGCTTGTTGGAATAGAGCATCAGACTCGGGTCCGTCTGGCCTCTCGCGGACCAACTCAATGGCGCGTCGCACAATTAGGAGAACCGTGGTTCTCAACCTCGGCACACTCACCCACTGCTCGCGTGGAAACTGTGGACTACCGGCGACATCCGCACTACCTGAGCCATCGAACCAGTTAGCGACACAGAATGGGTCTCCCGGCAGGCGCTCCGAAAGGAGGGTTGCATACTCTGCGCCAACACTGGATTCGAGAGCGTCTAAGTCCACGCGAATCACTTCCACTCATCCTCGGAGCAGCAGCCGCTACAGTCCTCGCCGCAGACCTCTTCAGGATGTAGGCCACCCGTCAGGCGGTCGTAGTCCTCCTTCTCGCTCACAAGGCTTCTCCGTTCGGCGGTGGATCGTTCTCTGCCATATAGCGTTCCCAGGCGAGACGGCGAATACGGGCGACATGATGAGCCTCTGCTGCGGCTAGTGCGTCTGATTCGCTGTCGCCGAGATAGACCTCATCGGGTATATGCCACCCAGTGCTGAAAAGCACCTGCCACGAACTAGCGCCGTACTTGAACAGAATGTAAGCACCGCCGTCAACTTCGGCGCGGCACCCATTCTTTGGGACGCGAATATCTGGGTTGTGGTCCCATTGCAGCGGTTCAGCACTCAACTCTCACTACCTCCTGAAGGTGGCGTGCAGTTCGGCGGACTTCTGGGCTGCGAGAAATCTTCGATTCAGTTCTTCTCGTCGCGCAGTCGGGATAAGTGCGGCCTGTGCTTTAGCTGCCAGTAGTGCTTTTCTGGCGTCAATCACAAGCCAGTCTCCTTCATCTTCTTGCCGCGCTTGGAAAGCCCCTCGAGCACGTCACCCCACCAGCCCGTGTCGTCCTGTTGCAACGCCCAATCGGCTTTACGTCCCCAAGCCTCAATCTCGTCTTGCAGCTCTTTAACCCGTTGATTCAGCTGCCGGTTCAATGTGTCGCTCATACCTCAATTATCCTCCGTTTCAGGACAAGTCGCGGTGTCTAGCCCGCTTTCCTTTCCTGGTTCCATCTACGCCTGTCCTTCAATGACAACTCGCCCCACAACCCCCACTGTTCTTGGTGGGATACGGCGTACTCCCGGCACTGGATCTTCACCGGGCAGTCATGGCAGATGGCTTTGGCGAGTTGACATTCCCGGCTGGCGCCGCGTTCTGGGTACCAGAGGTTTGTGTCCATGCCCTTGCAGGCTGCGTGGTTCTGCCATTCAAGCTCCCACACGGGTAGCTCTAGCCTGCCGAGGATTTCGGCGAACTCGGCTATCTCGGGCATCAGCTTGCCCTCCCCCGCTTCATCACCATCCGCTCATGGGCGGTCACCCCACCAAAAATCCCGTACTCTTCATTGGCCCTGAAGGCGTATTCCAAACACTCGGCAGCGACCGGGCATTGAGCACAAATAGCTTTCGCAGCTTTGGCCATCGTCCTCCCAGGACTACCGGGAGTGGGGTAAAACAACTCGGGATCTGTCTCGGGGCAAAGAGCTTGTTCGGTCCAGGGCTCGTGGTTGATGGACCACATGTCGGCGCCACCGTCTATGATTCTTGGTCCGGGGTGAATGTTTCTCACTAACGCCTCCAACGTGTCTCATGCGGCCAATGCCGTGGTTTCCCTAGATCCCCCTGCCCATCCATGGCTATCCATCTACAGGGATGTCCTTCTGGGGCACTACAGTCCGGGCACACCCGATCGGAGGCCCCGGTTTCGGTGTATGCCGTAGGTTTCCGCCGGCTACCGGTGTCTTGGTAGTCAGTCATGGCAGCGCCTCGTCCTTATTGAAGACCACCAGCGATTCCAGAATCTCGGAGTAGGCAAGGGTTTTACCGCTCGGCAGACGGATCTCCTCGCCCGCTTTGACTATCTCGACGGGGATTCCCCACGCGGCGAAAGCGGGGCTAACGCCATCTCCACGACGCGGCGGGCACTGCTCTAACACCCGGTTCCACTGGTCTGCCGTCAGGTACAGCCTGCCCTCAACGTACTGGGGATGATTGGGATGCCACATCCAAGGTTTAGCGAGCTTCGCAGCATCAAAGATGTCCTGGACAATGTCGCTCATTCGGTCACCGTCCAGCCAGACGCAAAACGTACATGGGTGGTTACGCCTCGGCACCCCCGAATTTCCCGTTTTAGTCCCCCAAGGGCTTTATCCACCTCGACGGCAACGTGTTCGTCGTGCCCGTAATACTCATTGGTGAACTTCCAGTCGCAGGCGTCGCAAGCCTCTCCGTCGAATAGGGAGCGGTGCGTGGCGATCACTTCCGCTATGAGCTTCTGCGCGTCCGAAGGTTCGTCACTCATCGCTCTAGTTCCTCACTTGGGTAGACCCGTTTAGCCAGTTCATCTAGAAAGTCGTTAACCGTGTCTGCGCAATAGGCTTCACCGATATCGCGGGTGTTGTACGGCCTCCACGTCCGGGCTTCGACAATTAGTTCCTGTACCGACTTAGCCATCTCACGGGCAGCGGCTTCGGCTGTGAATGTTCTCGACATGCCGGTCCCTATTTCAGCCAGTGCCCGTTGTGCGGCTTCGACACTGGGATCAGACATTGGACACCCTCTTCACATACGGATAGCTACCCACTACCTCGCCGTCTGAGCAGCGCCACCAACGACATACAGGTGGCCAATCCTCCGGGTGAGACTCGTGATGCCATTCATGCAATCCCGAATGACCCTTGATGAGAGTGCATATCGGTTCCTGGGATCGTGGGTTCGGCGGGTTGGGTTCGTCACCACACAGTTCGGGCTTGTACGTCGCGTCGCTCATCTTCCACCTGCCGCGAATGCTGCTATAGCCTTAGCCCCGGAGGGGAACGAACGGATTGGGCTGCATCCCAAAACCTCATGCTCCCGACAAATCCACCACCAACCTTCGGGGTCGGTATGGATTGCCCACTTCCAGTTACCATCCCGACCTTCGTAATAGCCGTACTCGCTCATAGCTTCACCACGTCTTCTATAAGGTCGTGTGGTGCTGTGACTTCATGCCCGCAGCAGGTGCAGCGTCCTCTGCGTCTGGTCTCTATCGAGGCTTGTACCCAGTTCCCGATCGTGCAGACATGCTCAGCACAGATGAACACTTCAACGGCTGGTCTGTCGCAGTGGTCTACGAGGTGGATGGTGACCATGAAGTCCGCGGGCCTGCAGCAGTCTTGGCATGGGGGTGTGCACTCGATCTTCAATCGGGCTAGGAACGCCGTAGGGGTCTCTACAACGGTTCGGGGTTGTAGTGACACCACTGGTTGGGGTTTGGGCTGTGTGCGTTTAAACCAGGCGGTCATAGCGGCATCACCGGGCCGATCCACTTATCGATCGGCATGCCGCAGCTGCAATGCGTTTTGAAGACGAGTGCACCCGCCACATACGCACGGAGCGTGGTCAGGCACGCCTCACACAGGCTGAGCACAATCTCCCCGTGCTCACCCGTTGAACGCGAGACGCCATGTAGGCGAGCCACCCATTTCGACTCACCGCAGCAAGTCTCGTCGTACGCGTGCCGACTCGGGCAGGTGTCTAGTTCACACTCACATGCCCTCGCTGGCATATCTCCTACGAGTTCTTTGATGTCTGTTATGGCTTGGGTAGTCACGATGCCGACCTCCTTTGGTTTGTGGCGTCATGGACAAGTCGGGGCCGCGGAGTGCGGCATTCACAAGGGGTTACGGCGTCGCCGATGTCGCGCCATCCGGTGCCGGCGCACTCCTGGCATTCGCGTTGCCGCTGCAGTTCCGCTTGGCGTTCGGCTTTCTCGCGGAGGATTCGTTGTTCGTCCCAGCGCTGACGGGTCTCGCGGTGGCGTTGGCAGCCGCGGCATGGCAGGTCTGTTCCGCCAGGATGCTTTGGGCAGAATTCGGGGGGTGGCGCGGAGCGCTCGGGTTCGGTGTGGCTCGATGACGGTTCATGCACTCGTTGTTCGGCGTCGCCTCCCCTCCCTTGATCCCTTCCCTTGATCCCTTGATCCCGCAGTGAGTCGTCAGTGATTGCTCCGTGAGCGTTCAGTGAATCTTCAGTGAGTTCAACGTCTTCGCTGGTGGGAAGCGGTTTAAAGGACTCTGTTGGACGGTTGATCTTCTGGTGATGCCAGGCCGCGACCTTGAGGTACCGACGGCCACTCACTACATGCCTGTATCGGATGATGTGACCTTTGTTTGAGAGCTCAGTGAGCGCTCCCTGAATCTTCAGTGAAACGGTCTCGATGTCGTCCCGCGGGAATAGATCTGACCGAATCAGGTTGAGGTTGTCCTCCCCCACGCCGTTGTCATCGACGTAGTTCCAGAGTCCAATGAAGAACAGGCGAACGAAGTAGTCCAGCGCCGCGGTGTCTGCTGAGCGCCAGTACTCGGGCTTGACCGAACGGATGCGCACTACACCACCTCATCGGTAGTGACCGTGCGGATCTCACGCACACCGCACCCAAGGCAATCCCGCTTCTGCCCCGGAACCAGCCTTCCAAATTCTTGGACCTTGCAGTCCTCCCACATCCCGTAGGCGTGCTGGTGAACAGGCCCGCGGAACCTGTGTCTGGCGAATACATATCCAGCCCAGACGCAGAACGGGGCGGCACCCATGGATAACATCGCAAGCGCAAGTGCGGCCATCTACACCGCCTCCTGGTCGTTGAGGCGCTGCGCAGCTATCCGCCGCCATGTGTCTTTCTGGTCAGATGTGAGCGAATCCCAACGCAGCGGAGCGGTCGCAGAACGCTTCTCGCAGAGTTCTTTCGCCAAGGAATCCAGACGCTCGTCACTCATCGTCACTCCTCTCAAATCCCCCGCAAGGGCAGTACCGGTAAAGAGGCTCAAAAGAACCAGGGATAGTGGCTTTGCAAGTGCCGTAGTGACGTTGGTGCTCATCGAGATCGTGGCCGCAGCAGCAGAGGTCGGTCATCGCTCCTCCGAATCACGTAGGACGTACTTTCGGAACAGCCCCGATGACTCGATGCATCGAGAGCCCTTACCGTCCAAATCCGTGTACCTATAGAAGCGGATACCGTCATAGCCGGCTATGACGATGGTGCGTTTACCGTCCTTGCTGTCCCAGACGGTCCCAACAAGATCCTTGGTCATTCCCTGCCCTCCGAATCACGTTCAGCCGCAGCAGCAGCGGCGAGGAGAGCGGCAGCCATTACGCGTGCCGCCCACGGACTACGTAGGACTTTTAGGCCACCCACCAGACAGAGGGCCACGTCGCACCCATCTGTAGCTGTGACGACGGCGCCATATCCGGCGTCGTACTCCCAGTACCCTTCTCGAAGCCGCTCGGGCAGCTGGACAAGCTCCAATTTCTCGGAGTTTTCAAGAAACCACTGTCGCGCTGAGTGCTCCATAGCGCTCATTGGTATCGGGCTTATCCCTACTCGTTTGACGGACGTACTCTCGCTCATGCGCATTCTTTCTTGTCTTCAACAAACCCTCCGCAATCACAAAGGGTCACACCGTCATCCAAAGCCCCATAACACTCAGCTGCTTGACCGTTATGCTGGTATCTCTGATGACCACAACGGCAGAAGTGGTAGGTAGGCCAAACAGTCACGCGGCTTTCCTTTCCAGCTGGCGCTTCAAAGACTCGAGCTGAATCCCCATCGCCGCAGCCACTTCCGCGTCACTCAAACCTGTACTGCGGTAGTCCTCGTACTTCTGAATCCATGTCGACTTCCCGCCCGAATCTGGTGTAGCCGATGGGTCGTCGATGTCGTCTTCATCCCACGCGAACGGCAGGGCCCAACCCTTCTTACGGCCAATGGTGCGCATCCGTTTCGAGGGGCCAGGGACCATCTGTAGCCGGCTGAACAACTCCGCGATCTGCCGTGCCCGCACAACCGACACAGTCCGCCGGTCCAAATGGTTCCCCAACGTGGAGGCTGGTATACCCATCTGCTCCGCCAGCACCGATACAGGCCAACCACTAGCCATCAACGCCCGCAGCCGCCGCACTGTACCCGTAGCATCAATAGTCCCCGACGTACCAAACCTCATTGGTATAGCCAGGATCCGTACCGCCGTAGCCTTTCGCATCTTCGGATACGAACCGTCACGGATCCGATCAATCCCGCCCCGAGTCATCCCCGCCAACTCGGCAATCTCGGTCCAGGAATGCCCCGAGTCGAACAGCCTCAACAGATGCTCCCGAGCCGCGGTTGGATCCACATAGCCCCGGTCCGACAGCTTGTAGTGCGGATTACACAAACCTCTGCGTCTGTAGATACCGGCCCGGTGGCAGTTCTCACGCCTGCACTTCATGCCGCCCACTCCTCACGAATTGACCCATCGTCGGCAAGCCACACCCAACGCTCATGCCGGTAAAACACACGCTCAAAAGCAGGCTCCGCGTACTGGGACACGATGAACCCCAACTCGATAGCCTTGCCGCGCTCACGCGTCTCAATGAAGGGGTGGCAGCCGCGGCATATCGCTAGCCCGTTGGAAACCCGGCTCGTCGACTCCTGGCGGCTACCACCCCGGCCTCTCGGGCGACGATGGTGAAAAGTCTCCACCGTCTGCATGCACACGTTCGGCCACTGCACCTCACACTCACCCAAAGACCTCTGGAACATCAGCTCCTTGGCTTCCGCGGTGAACTCGCCGGCCCTCATGCCGCAGCCCGCATGTGCTCGAGCATCTGCAGCCCTAGATACTGCGTATACGCCGGAGGGATGGCTTCTCGTAGTTCGTCCCGGGTCATCCAGTCGATACCCATCGCTTCCCGGGCCTTACCTACACCCGAGAAGTTCCCCACTACATGCATGAACTCGCCATCTTTGGGTGGGCGGCCCATCTTCGTCACCGCGGTAACATGCTCCGGATGCTCCGGCGCCACTACGGGGATGTTGGATTCGAACAACCGGTGCCGATAGGTCTTCAGCCCGAACATCGCCCCGCACAGCACAACCGGATTGATCAGTGGTGCACCGGGGACGTTCTCGATGATGTAGGGGCGTCCATCGGTTTGCAATAGTCCCCGCACTGATTCCAGGTAGTCGGGATGCTGGTTGCCCTGGATCTTCTGGGCGTTCGTGAACCTCTGGCACGGCGGCGAAGCATGGACTGCGTCGTAGTCGTGCCCGAACTCCATGAGGAACGCGAGAGCATCCGCCTGGACGAACCGGAACGGATACCGCGGCTGCGGATCAATATCAACCCCAGTGACCTCGAAACCAGCCTGGTGATAACCCATACCGGCACCGCCGGCGCAACAGAACAAATCAAGGAGCCTAGGCACTAGCGGCCTCCGCTCGCTCCGCGGGGTGAGAATTGATCAAATCGCCAATGAACTTGCGGATCACATCTGCGGTGCACTGTCGTGGCGGCTTGCCGTGCTCAGAGAAGAACTTCCCTGCGGTCTCACGTTGGTCCCACCCATACTCAGTGCAGGCGGCGGCGAGCTCATCGAGTGCGTCGTCTACATCGGTGCGCTCTGGGGGTGCCGATGACCGCTCATACACCTGCGAGTCCGGGTCTGGCTCATCTGTTGGTAGGCAGAGGGTTTGCAGCATCGCGGTACGGAAAGCCACCGAGTGCGCCTTTGCGGTGGCTTTGTCGCCGGCATCCATGGATTCCGCTGCGGCGACAGAGGTAATCGAATCACCGTCCGGGCCGTACCAGGTGAACTCGACCGTCAACCGGACGTGCCCCATGAGGGTGCGGTTGCGGCCCACCTCGACGGTCCCGTACTCGTATTCCAAGACCTTAGGTACAACAATCACGCCGTGCTTCGTGAGAGCTGGATACACCGCCGATGTGACTGCATCGATCCCGCGGAATGAGAAGCCTTGCTGCTGGTTCCGCTCACCCTTGCGGACGGCTCCGACATCCTTCATCACCTCGGATAGCGCTTGGTAGATGGTGGTCATGATTCAACCTCCGCATCAATAATGTTGGATTCCAGGGCTTTCACGGTTCCGTCAAGCGATAGCCGCCCACTGGCGAGTGCGTTTGACACGATCTCGGCGGCATCCTTAGTGGGGGTGATCTTCACGTAGGGCTCTTTGAGTTGTTCGAACACCACATAAGGGCATACCTCGCCGCGCAGCCACACTTGGCCGTCCTGCTCAAGGGCATTGACTAACAGGTGCTTGCGGAACGCTTCGCGCACAACCTCAACGATTTCGGTTTCGCCGCAGTGGTCTTTGACCCACTGCACAAATCCCGCTTCGTCGGCGACTGTGGCGACACGGTTCGAGGTGACCCATGTGGCGGTGCCGACCTTGTGTCCGTCAATAAATCCGGCCAGTCCGTCGCCCTGGACAAGCTCAGCCTTCACTGCTTCTTTCGCGGCCGGCGCGGCCTTGCCCAACACGTTCAGTGCGGCAAGATAAGCAACCGCCGCTCTAGCCGTCTCACTCACCGCAGGTTCCCCTTCTCGTCGTACTCGTCATCAACCCAATACGAGTCAGGAACACAAGGGCTGGGATCAGGCAGACGCCGGTAATCGGTAGCGAGCCAATCGGACATGCGCACACCACGAGTCATGAGGGATCACCGAGAACTTCGGTGTACGGCCCGCGTTCGGTTAGAAAATCCAACGTATTAAGCGGGCCGCTTCCGTCATATCCACCATCCGTGTGCCACTCGCGCTCCGCTGGCACGTACCAAAATTTCCAGCCTCGACGATGGACGGTATTTGAGAAAGCGGCTTGCCACGCTGTGCCGTCTCGGGCCTCTTCACAATCCAGGCTCGGAAGTACACGGGGCCGAACGATTTCGGTATAGGGGGCATCGGCCCATGGTTCATACGGCGACCGCCACAAACACCCGTCGTTAGTGCGCCAACCCAAGTCCTCATGCTGGTATTCGGAGCCCCTGCTGCCCCGCCACCGCGATCCCTGCTCGTCTACCCCTAGGCTGTCAACGACACGGGGTGTGCGGGGAGGCTTAGGGGCCTGGCACTGGTAGCACCCGCTGCACAGCTTCGGCTCCGGTTGTGGCTCCAGGTAGTCGTCCCTACGGGATACCCGTCCAGCGGCAAGGTCGTCCAGACCACGCGCCAGAGACTCGCCCGGTTCCTGTTGTGACCTTCCGGGCCATTTACCCCACTCGGCACGAAGATCCTTGGCCAACTCGGGATTTACCCGTTCGACAGAGAATGCATACTCCAAAAGCGCCTTATTGGCGTGGAGGTCATCCAGGTATTCCAAGACGAAGCAGGCCCGGATTGGTTTACCGTCCACGCGTTCAACCCGGTATTTCCCATAGAGCCCCTTCGGCGGTTCCTGTTGGGTTGAACCGTTCGGAATTTCCGATAAGTTGCCCTCTACCTGCGGTTCCTGTTGTGCTGTTGGGTCGTCCGCTTGGCAGTGCTCCGCTAGATCCTTGTGGAAGTACTCCCGTAATTCCTCACGGGTCGGGTGGTCCGTTAGGTCGGGTCGAGGAACACGCGGTTCTTCGCCAGGCGGAAACCATTCCAGCCCGGAGCAAGTTCCATGATTCCCCTCATGCCCTAATGTCTGACTGCACTTCAATTCCGATACCGGGTCGATGCTTTGACAGGGTTCCGCCTGCGGCAGAGCCTCGCCTTCCCTTGGGTCGTAGATGACAGGCCAAGAGTCGGCGTCGTCGGGTTGGGGCCATTCACCCTGGTTCGTGAATGGCCGATAGTCCCACTTCCCGCACTGCTCCTTACGGGCGATCCATGCCCCGTCTGGTCGTCGTGCGATGGTGCCAACAGGTGCCCCCTCGGGGATGCTGTTAGCGGCAGCGAACATCTCGTCAACAGCCTCAAGAGCAGACTCTTCCGTGAAGATTGGGGGGGCCCACCTCGGCGTCCCGGCTAGCAGCTTCTCGGCCATCGATTTCCGCTGTACTTCAGTCGGTTCCAGCTTCATAACGCCACCACCCTGTAGCCCTCTTCTGACAACACCTCACCGATACGGGCCATCACAGTCCCCGCATCACCACCCAACGAAAGCTCTTCCTCGATAGCGTCTTTAAGAACATCCTTGATGTAGTCGCTCATGACGCCTTCCTCATCGCAGACGCGATCCGTTCAGTAGCTTCACCGGCGAGGCGTTCCCAATCCTTCTCGCCGTACCCGAAATAGATCTCTTCCAAGCAACTCTTGAGCGCCCCACGCTGCACATCACTCAACACACTCATTTGCATGTCCCCTGCCCATTGGGCTCAATACCCCTGGAACGCAACACTTCATCGCGCCTGGCCATGACCTCGGCAATAGAAGCGGACACATCAACACCGCCACGGCCGGCTAGGTCTAGGTGCTTGAGCATTTCCGCGCACATCAACAACACCCGCGCGTCAGCCTCGTCATGATTGATCGTGTACCTAGCCATCGAATTGCCGCCGCTCCACTAATATGCGGAGTCGCTGCGACTCACCCTCTTTGACTACAGGGCTATCGAGCAGGTCCGCGAATTCATCCGGGCCATATGTGCGCGAAGGGAATCGAACCTCTAGGCCAGTGGGCTTGTCCCCCTGGCTAATCTCATAGAGTCCGTCGCCCAGCTTGGCCTGCCGCTCATTGATTTGGCCTGTCATAATCCAGCAGTAGGCATCAAATCGCCGGTAGAGCGGGTATACCCCGGGTTCCACACATACCGTTGTGCCTAGCGGATCATGTTGTGCATTGGGGTCAATCGGATAGACCCGAAATCGCATGATCTCCACGGTGCCAACTCGATTCCATTCAGTCTTCATCGTCAGCCCTTCTCCGCGCGTACGGCAGCTCGGGCTCTATGCCGATGATGGACGCGACCGCCTCCGTAACTCGTTCTACGGAGTTTTGGATTAGCAGGTTGACTCCCGTGGGGTGCTTACTAAGAACCGCTACGTACCTGCGTAGTTCCTTGTTTTCGGCCAGCAACTCGCGGTTCGCCTTACGCCACTCCCGCGTATCCGCCTGCTGCCACGCGATCATCAAGGCAAAAAGGAGAACTACTACACCGAGGACGACTAGGTCTCTCATGACTGCCTCGCTAGCCGGATCAACGCTGTGGCGTGGATATGGACGATGGTCTTGATGTCCGAATCCCCTGCTTCAATACGTTCGGTCAGCACACGGATGAATCTGTCCCACACCTCTTCTGGTCCATGTGCATCAACCATCTCCTTCACGGTGATCACCGCTTCGGAAAGGTGGTCGTTGGCTGCCGCGAACAGCTGGTCCACGGCGCCGAGTTCCCGGATGTTCATCGCCCACCTGCCGAGTACCACGGAACGACCATGAAAAACACCGAGAACGTGAGCAGCCACCCGATAGCGGTCCAGTTCTTGACCTGGTTGCGTGCCTGCTCCTTCTCGCACGGCCTGCATGGGTGGAACACTTGGTGTGCGTGGCAGATTGGGAACGTGAATAGCTCGCGCATCAGTCCTCCCCACGCGCTAGCAGGGGCGAGACATAGCCGGGGCGATGCTCGGTTTTCCAGCACTCCCATTCAAAGAATGCCCCGATCGCCAGGATCGGAATACCGACCACGGCAATGACCGCTACGACAATGACGGCGACTGGTGAGCTCATGCCGCTTCACCCTCTTCATCTTCGGAGTACTTGAACTCCATTCCGATTTGCGCGCAGGTACATGCGCGCTGGATTTCGGCATTCAATGCCCGTGGGTTGACCTTGAGTTCAGCGCTAAGCGCCGTGTAGGTCTCCAGTTCACACTTGTCGTACCGCCACAACACCGACTCCCGCTCATGCTCAGGGAGTTGATCGCGGACTATTGCCAAGTTCGCTTTAATCTCAAGCAAGTCCAGATTGGCGTTCAGGTCGACAACGATCTGCTGAGATGCCTCTTGGGGGGTCATTCTGAATCACCCGATTCTTCCTGCACGATTTTGATCACTTTGTCGCGCAGATCCTTCGGAAGTGCCGCAAACCTTGCCTCTAGGAGCTCACTGCGCATGCGCTCGACTACCGTTTGGTACTCGTCCCAGTGCTGCTTCGCGACCTGCTCCAATGCCTTTCGCTCGATGTCATTTTCAGCACCCACTCCGACGTTCTCGCCGAAGTTGTTGGCCAAATGACGCAGGCAGAAGACTCGGTTAATCACTTGCGGGGTATGCGATCTGTCCCTTTTGGTTTCGATATCCTTCACGACTGCAACCGGCTCCCCGCATGCGATGCGATTCCTGTATTTGGAATTTGTGCAGGCGATCCCGTCGCCCGGCTCCCATGCCCGCACTAGCCGTTCCCGGGTGCCCCACCTTGCCGTGTATCCAGTGCTGTACCACTCACTCATGCTTCTCGCCCTTCCTTGTAGTAATCAGCGAACCGCTTCAAGAGAGCAACGTGCTTGGGGCAAAACCAGATGGCGCTGTACGCCAACACTTGTCCCGCCACATACGGGTCGATGTTCGCTTTTTTGGTGAGCGACACCCCGGTGTTGAGAACCCCATCGATCGTGGGATCAGCATCCAAGCTTCGGCATACTGAGATGCCGTACTTCTCGGCCAGGTCTTGAGCCGAGTCCGCGTGAGCTGGTGGAGCACACGAAACCGCGGTGAGGATTACGGCTACAGCCGTGATTGATCTACGCTTGAACACGCCACACCTCCAAGGTGTTGGTTGCAGTGGCGCTGGGGCGGTCTTCCGCCAAGATGTCCCGCCCCAGCGTTCGGGGGTTATTCAGTTGTTGAAAGCTCTACGCCGACTTAGGTTCAGACGGCAGGGACTCCAGCCACCGTTTGAGTTCGTCGTGCTCGTATACGGGCTTGCTGCCGACATAGCGGGGACAGATCCGGCCCGCGCGGCGTTCCTGGTCGAGTTTGTCGACGGAGATGCCGACTTCCTGTGCGGCTTCCTCGCGGTTGTAGGCGATCTTGCTCATGCCGTCACCTCCATCAGTTGAGTGGAGTGAGCTATGTCCGCCAAAGCCCACCTTGTCTCGGCATTTGGAAGATTGCGTGCGCGGGCCCGCATACTTTTCTGACGTGCGTCATAGCGCGGCTGTAGCTCATCTTGTTCTTCACGTTCCAAAATTCGCGCCGCCTCCTTGGTGAACGGACCTGCCATGCGCTTGGATGCCACTTGGCCGAACCAATGCTTGCGGCGATGCTGACGTAGGCGCTGCTCGGGGAATTTGGTCATCCCCACGTAAAGCGGATTGCCCGATGCGTCATACAGCCAGTAGACGAAGTGGTCACGTCGCGCGCTCATGCTGCGGCGTCCTTCTCTTCCAGGGGGCGCTCCAGGATGGAGACGGGGACCTTGAGTGCGACGGCCAGCTTCTTGGTCATGGTGGCGTTGGGCCAGCGATCCCCGTTCTCAAGCTGAGAGAGGTAGGGGGCTGAGATCCCGCTTGCCCTGGAAAGTTCTGCGGACGACCATCCGGTTCGTTCGCGGATGACTCTTAGTTCCTGCCAGACCCCGTAGGACTTCTTGGTCATAACGCAAACTGTACTGCGAACAAGTGCGAACCGCAAGGTTTTGCGTCAAGTTCGCGTGCTCGTATGCGTTGACCTGCAGTGTTCGAATATGACAACCGTGTAACTGCAAACACCGGGCACCAAGCGCGCACTAGACTTTGCACCTGTTTGCATACCAAGATGGTTCGTATGAGTGATGACCAAGTGCGCGAAGATTGGCCCATTGGCCCCGCGCTGCGCCGCGCGCGAGAAAGGGCTGGACTTTCCGTGCGAGCAGCTGCGCGCCGCACCAACGGCGCGGTCAGCTCTGGACGCTGGTACCAGCTGGAATCCGGCTGGCAGAAGAACAAGGGGGTTCTCATACCAGTTGGTACAACGGCGGCTAGCGTCGCCGCCGCAGCCAGGGCGGTCCAATGGGATGTTGATGAAGCGCTCACAATCGCAGGGTTTGATCCAGCGATGGCCATGCCGCACCAGGCTGGATATTCGCGGTTCTCTGACGAGGAACTGATGGAAGAGTTCGCGGCACTCTCCGATGAGGTGCGTCGCCGAATGGAGGGCCGCTCTTTCCCTCACCGTGACGCCTACGACCCTAAGGGGCCGCCCCTATGAGGATCCGCTGCCGCTGAAGCCAGGAATGCCCGGAAATAAGGGCGAAGGCCGCCCCACACGAGCAGGCGAGAAACCACACGATGATCGAAGCCGTGAACGTGTCCTGAAGGCGATCGGGCAGCACCGCGGTGACTAGCCGGGCCGCGCATGCCCCTATTCCAGCCCCGCTAGCGGCGAGGTACAGGCGGGCTAGTCGGGCGTGCGCTTGCAGCATGGGCACCAACGCCAAGACGCTGTAGGCCAGCAGGTAGGCGGTGGTGCCGCACATAATGAACCAGTAGGACGCTAGCCAGAAGTCGCACGGCACCCGGAAGAAGTCGCGCCGATAGATTTCAGTTCCGGCGCCAGCGGTGAATGTGGCGTACATCAGGGGCAGGCATATCGTCGCAGGCAGCTCGACATGAGTCTTAAACCGGATGGCCATCTGGCGCCGATCGAGCCTCAAAATGAGGTGGTAAACCACCGAGCTCGCAGCGATCAGATACAAATCGTGGCCCAGTAAGTCCTCTAGGTTGTACTGGCCCGTCAGGCCGTACAGACGCAGGCCGACCACCTCGGATGCCCATGGGCTCATCAAGACCACGGCCCCGGCCTGCAAAACCAGATTCAAGGTCGCGGCAACTTCCATCTTGCATTGCCACGTGAGTCTTCGCACCCACAGCGACCATGCGATGGTGGTGATAGTGAAGATGATGAGGGCAGCATGCATCGCTGAAAGCCTTTGTGCGATATGGGATTTGAGCCACCCCCGAGGTGGTGTGACGTACGTTACACCCGATCGTTGGTTGAACGGAAGAGGTCTTTGACATTACGGGCAGATGAATCCGCACGATCACTACAACCGTAGTAATCGCGGCCGGAGCTGGGAATCTCCTGTGGGGTGATCTTGAACCGGCGTATCGTCCAATCATCAAGCCCTGGAGGCGGAAGTGCTCGGACGCGTATTCGACCCACGCAACAACGCGCTCAACGCGTGGCGTCTCATCCTCGCTACCTCTGTAATCCTTTGGCACACCTGGCCATTAACCGGACATGAGATTCCCGCTAGGCCGATCACTCAACTGCTTTCCCAAGTGGGGGTTGATGGGTTCTTCGCCGTATCGGGGTTTCTGATCACTTCCAGTTGGATGCGGCACCCCAATCCGAAGACGTACTTCACCGCCCGCTGCCTACGGATCTTTCCCGGGTTGTGGGTGTGCCTGCTCATCACTGCGTTTGTGATCGCACCTATAAGTGTGTGGATCAAGCACGGGACGATGCCTAGCCCCATGTCGGCGGTGGCCTACATAATCAACGGTGGCCTACTGAACCCCTTCTATCCGGGGATTGGTGGGACACCTCAGAATGTGCCGTGGCCGGGGGTGTGGAATGGGTCTTTGTGGACCCTCACCTTTGAGATGGGCTGCTACATCTTCGTCGCCATCCTCGGCGTCACGGGACTGCTGAAATACCGGTCGACCATCCCTATAGCTTTCGTGCTCGCGTTGTGTGGGACGGCGGTGTTCGGGTATCCGGCGTTCGCGATGCAGACCATCCCCCAGATGGTTACCCGGTTCGCGGTGATGTTCGCGGCCGGTGCCTTGATCTACCAATACCAAAACAAGATCCCCGCCCGGTGGTCACTCATCGCCTTAGCCGCAGGGGTGGTGCCCATCTCCGGCCTCCTCCCCAACTATCGGGTGTTGGCAGCAATCCCCTTGGCGTACCTCGTCATAGCGTCCGGCGCTATGCTCAAACGCCCGAACCTGCGCAACGACCTCTCCTACGGGGTGTACATCTACGCCTTCCCCATCCAACAGCTACTCGTCATCATCGGCCTCGGAACACTCGGGGTGTTCCCCTTCTTCATTCTGGCGACCTTGCTAACCCTGCCGCTGGCGGCGATGAGCTGGTTCATTGTGGAGAAACGCGCGCTGGCGTTGAAGAAGCGGAAGCAAGTGGTGTCCGTCTAGACACCGCGACTCCGGTTGAAACGCCGGATAATTGAGAGATGGGCGTATTAATTAACCCCGGCTCACGCATAAGCGATGCAGCAGTCGGTTGGACGAACACTTACGAGAAGGCGCGGGCGAACGCTAACGACTGGTTAGACCGCATGCGCTCCGAAGGACTCACTGATGTAGTGATGACCGGCGACGAGACCGAGCAGGATGGGCGGTGGACGTTCACCTTCACCCATCAGGTGACTGGGGTGTCTGTGGATCTAGAAATCGACGGCATCGACAACATGGACGCTTACAAGCATGAGGCACTGTTTGCGCCGAAGATCTATTGGAATGGCAGCAGTGTGGGTGAGCCATCGTTGGATGACTTTGCCACCGACGGATACGAACCGGTCCAAACTTTCCGCAAAGTCTAGCCATTCAGTTCTTGATCCGTCGTAAAATGCGCTGGTCAAGGGAGGGCTCATGGAAGAGCAAGAGCCGACAATGGTGTCGCCTGCCGCTCTGGCTGAAACCGGTGTTGTGGAGACCACACCCACCGCCTGGTCCGATACCGACGAGCTCGAAGAGCCTGAGCCATACGACGATCCCCGCCGACGCAACTGGTTGATCAGCGGAGTCATCTTCGCCGCTACAGCAGCGGTCGCGGGACTGGTTGCCGGTGGCGCGTACGTCTTCTTCGGCCAAAGCCCAAAACCCACTGCTACGCCGCCGACCACGGTCGTCGCCGAGCCACCGAAGGTTGTTGCGGCAGATCCGAAATCACCCGTCGACGACGCATACCTAGCGGACGTCTTCAGCCAAGGAATCCCGGTCTCGGACGTAAACCGCGGGTCACTCATCCAGATGGGGCAAGCCACCTGCGTCACCCACCGCGACAACCCGTCCATGCAGATAGTCGACCTGGCTATGACTATCGCCGAAAAGCGGACCGCTTACCCGTACGACAAAGCCCGGATCATCGTGACCGCGGCACTCGAGCACTACTGCCCGAAACCCGCCGCGGTGCAGCCCGCCGTCTACGACCAGAAGTTTTTGAGCAAGATGCGGGCACTGGGCTGGACTATCACCGATGCGGACGGGATGACCCACAACGCACGGCAATCATGCTCACTGCTCACTCAGGGCAACACCGTGCAGTTCGTACAGCAGTCCCTCAGCGCGGAAACGAACACTCCACTAGATCAGGCCGTGGAGTTCGTACGCACCGCGATGTCCATCTACCCCAATTGCCCTTAG